TAGAGCAACAGCCTTCTAAGCTGTGGGTCTTGGGTTCGAACCCCAACGGAATCACGATAAAAATAAACAAGAAATGGTGAAATAATCGTATAGGTTGTTTCACCATTTTTCTTTATAAATGGCTATAAAATAGGCGTTTATAAACGTATAATGAACTTATGCTTATGAAACAGAAACGATTTATTAGAAGATTTTAAAATTCCACAAGTAGGCTCTGAGTACTACAAGTAAAGTGTAAAATTGCCGCAAAATTGCCGCATTTTCCGCAAAATTGCCGCAAAATATTGTAAATTTAAAGGAAAAAATATTATGGCTACAATAACATACGAGCTTGGAAAACCAAAGCAAGACAAGACAAGAAAGGTGTCTATTGTTCTTTCTCATAAGGGACAGAGAAAAAGATTTCCTACCAATATAGTTGTTTCCGACTCAGACTTGTCTAGAGCCGGAAAGATTTCTTCACGTAAGATATTGAAGATGATAGAAGATAAAATGAATGTTATGAAGGATGCACTCTATGACTTAGAGGTAGACTTGCTAGGTAAAGATGTGGATATTGATTGGATATGTGAGCATTTGATTGATATAGGCAACAAGACAGAGGATTTAGACTTCTTTTCCTTTACCGAAGAGTGGGTTGAGAAATCCGACAATAAGGGAAAGAAGAATTATCTGATTATGCTCAATTCCCTTGCACGCTATAATGGTTGCCGTAAGCTGCCGTTTTCTCTCATAGACTACAGATTCCTTAACGGATATAAGAAATTCCTAGATGGTCATCCTAGGGCGCAATCCTTATACTTGGGCAATATGCGGCATATCTTCAATGAAGCTATTAAAGAATATAATACGAATGGAAATGATATTATCCAAAGTAATCCTTTTGATAAATTCTCCGTTCCGAGGGATATTCCGCAGACAAAAGATAGGGTAATCAGTGAAGAGAACCTTGTAAGAGTATTTAATTTCAAGGGTACTAGACGTGTAGGTATGGCAAGGGATTGTTATGTACTCTCGTTCTTTCTTATGGGAATGAATTCTGTTGATATATATGAATGTGTCAGCTATAATAAGGGCGTACTCGCCTACGATAGAGCTAAAACTAGAGATAGGAGAAATGATAATGCCCACATAGAAATTGTCGTACCTGACATCATCAAACCTTTATTCCGGAAATATAAGGGAACATCAAGGGTCTTTGATTTCTATCAGAAATATAGCAATGCAGCCAATTTCAATAAGCATATAAATAAGGGATTGCATTTCATAGCTGACGAACTGGGCATTCCTCGTTTCGATTTCTACTCAGCCCGTCATACTTGGGCATCTATAGCAAGAAATAAACTAGGTATTGATAAGTATACCATTCACGAAGCACTCAATCACGTTTCGCAGTTAGATGTTACTGATATTTATATTCAAAAGGACTTTACGAATATCAATAAGGCAAACGAAAAGGTTGTTGAATATGTAACGGAATTGATAAAAAAGACGAAGAACGATGCTTGATTCTTTAGAGAGAGGGGAAATATTAATCTTCCCCCTCTTTCTTCTTGTTATCCTTATCCTTTTTGTCCATTTTTGCACCTGTAGCTTTCATAATAGCCTTCAGAGCATCTTCGAAGTTCAAGGAGTCCTTACCGCCATTAGGGTGTTTCTCCCACCAGTCAGGGTCAACCCAACGCATAGCCTTGTCATACCAAGTTTGGTCGATGGATGTTTTCTTGCCATCTTGACTGATTAACAGATACCCACCTTGCCCATCGCTAGCAATTCGCTGAACTTGTTCAAGGTTGACCCACGTCTTTTGTTTTTCGCTATATACCCACATAATTATATGATTTAAATTATTTTTATTCCTATTGTGCAAAAGTACAGCGAAGTCTTAAAAATACCAAATAAAACCTATTTGTATGTTTCAAGTTTGACCAAATGTGAGTTATTTTGTGTACCTTTGCAGAAAATTCTTAAAATATGATACAAAGATTTACGGAAATGTACTACGATGATGCGGTGCGCTTCGCTCAGTACATACAAGCTACTGAAGGTGGCGAAATAGAACTTGTAAAAGAAGATGCCGATGGTTTTCCTCTTCCCCCTAAGCATAAGATATTTGGTAACATGGTTAATTGTCTGAAGGTAAGGAACTTTGAAATTGCTTATTTAGAGCAAAGAAGAAACCCCGATGATGACAAGAAACATCGTAATCGAAATCTCTATCGCTATATAATGGGGCAGAAGATTAAAGAGGTTAGAGAACTTAGTGGTATAACATTGGAGGAACTGGCAGAAAAGTCCGGTTATAAGCCTAACAACATTCGTAATATTGAGATGGGGCGTTTTAATGCCGATATTGATACGTTATGTAATATTGTTGAGGCTATGGATGCCCATTTTGAGGTGATGAAGAATTAAAAGTTCTTTCGATATATGAAATATGTTTAAATACAGAAACAAAAGCATTAAAAAATTTGCAAAATTAAGGTGTTATTCTTATCTTTGCATCGTAATATAAAAAGGTGAGACACACCGAAACAACTGTATCGGATTATGAATAAAGCATATTTGATTTTCAGCAAGAACACAAGCATTCAAGAATGTTGTACTTGGTTTCGTTATCGTGACGAAGCTTTAAGATACAATAAAGAACATTTTGAGAACGTGTTTAAGGTACTGCCACATGAGTTTGATTCTTTGAAAGATGTAGACCCTTGTGAGCCAACAGAATTTATGGATTCTTCAAGATGCGAGCATTGCTGGAGAAAGATTAAGAATGATTATCTAAAACATATAGGAGATATGAATATGAAGAAAGAAGAAAAGTTTGTCATTGATGATTCGCAGAATTACAAAGATATGTTTAGCAAAAAGGAACGGATGCAAATTAATAAGGCAACCAAACCTTTAGAGAACAAGTAATTTTCACCATTTATTAAAAGTGAGTTTAATAACCCGAACGCATTTGCTTGGATGGAAGAATTATGCTATCTTTGCATTGCGTTCCTTGAAATAATTAATTATGAGTAATAACAAAGAAGATTTTGATGCGCAGGTAAGCGCATTTAAAGAGAAGTATCCCGATTTCAAGCCAGCCAAGGCTATTGAAGTTCTTAACTTGATTATGACAAGAAAGAATGCCAAGGAGATTCTTGAAGGAAAGAAGCAAGTTGAGTATCGAGCCTATACAGACCATTATATTGGTCGTTTGTTCGACAAGGATGTTTTGGAGTTCCTTAAGAAGCATGGTGAAGAAGAGGATGTTATCAAAGCGCAGGAGGATGGTATTGTTGACCCTTTGCGAGTAGTAAAGACAATCCACTTCCATGATTATAACAACTCGTGGTATCTTGATTGTGATGTTTTGGTGAATGATACTTGTATCGTTATGAAAGAAGATATTGATTTTCTTCACGAAAAGTATGATAGCCATGATTTGGATGAAATGTACGAAGCGTTGGAGCTTAAAAAGGAAAAAGAGCGTCCTTTGTTTTTCTTCTTTGTTATTGACAAGGTAACAGAAACGACTCTAAAGTAGGTGGGCGTAAGTCCACCGAGCCTAGATAATTCCCCAAGGGGAGTAGTTTATGATTCGTGGACTTAAAACGTTACAACTATGTCAGAGGCATCAAAAGGTTATCGTTATTCTCAATGGAGAGCGGTAACAAATCGTACAACTGGTCTTAGGGCTGGTGAAAGACGTGAACGTGGCAGAAATGTTGAGTACCGAAACACAGGCGCACAAGGAACTACTTATGGTGGTGCTATGCGTACTTTGGCAGCACGTACCGCAGCTAACAATGTCACAGAACGTGTAAACCGCAGACTTAGAAGAGGTTAAAAGTCAAGAGGGGTAGAATGAATTAACTTTCATTCACCCCTTGTTTTTAAGGAGAATAATGTATGCAAGAACTAAAAAGAGCAAGAGAAATCATTGATGATGTTTCCAAGGAGACAGATAGTATATTACTTTTCCATTCTCTGAGTGGAAAGGATTCTATCGTATTGCTTGACTTATGCTACAAGAAGTTCAAGAGAGTTGTGGTAGTATTCATGTATATAGTAAAAGACTTGGAACATATTATGCGTTACTATAATTACGCTAAAACCAAGTACCCGAACATTGAGTTTGTTCAAGTTCCTCATTATGCTTTATTTTATGATATAAAAACCGGATATATGGGAATAAAACAAGACCCTAAGCAAAGACAATGGACTTTAGCTGATATAACCGAAAAACTCAGGAAGAGACTTGGTGTAGAGTGGGCTTGTTATGGATTTAAACAATCCGATTCTTTGAACAGACGGCTTATGCTTAGAAGTTATACGGATGGAAAGGAAGCTATCAATTGGAAGACGAAGAAATTCTATCCTTTATCTACATATAAAAACCAGGAAATAATGAATTATATTCTTGACCATCGTTTAAAGAACCCAGAAGCAAATGGAACGAATAAACAAAGTTCAGGAGTTGATGTTGAGGATATTGAGTATCAGAAATTTCTCAAAGAGTTTTATCCGGCAGATTTAGAGAAAATATACAAGGTATTCCCAATGGCAAGGATAGTTCTGTTGAAAGCTGATAAAAACAAGGAGGAACTGAAATGAAAAAAGGAAGTGAAACAAAGATAATCAAGAGGTCTCAAATAAACTTGAACCCTTGCAACCCGAAGGTACATACCGATGCGGACATTAAACAGCAAAAAGCCAATATTAAGAAAGTTGGTCTCATTGGGGGTATTCAATGGAATGAGACAACTGGAAATCTCATAGATGGGCATAAACGAGTGATGAGCGTTGACCTTATCCAAGGTTATGATGGTACTCCCGAAACTGATTATGACATCAAGGTAGAAGCCGTTGATTTTGACGAAAAGACCGAGAAAGAGCAATTGTTGTTTATGGCGAAGTCGCAAGACCCGATAGATTACAACTTGGTTGCCAAGAACTTTAGCATAGATGAAATAGACTTCAAGGCTGCTGGCTTCACGGAACAGGATACTGAACAAATCAAGATGTTGCAAGATGATTTGGAAGCATCATTGAAGGATTCGGGCATGGATGACTTTAGCGAGGATTTCTTGAATGAACCTATAATTTCAGTTACCACCCCAACGCCAATGACCGAATTACCCAACATCGAAAAAACATCTGAAGAGATAGTGGCCGAGCACGCAGCTAAGCCAAAGATGACAAAGGAAGAGGTCAAGGAGCAAAAACTGCATTGTACTGATGTCGGAAAGAAAAGAAAGGAAGATATTGATAACTTTATTTTCATTGACTTCGAAAGTTTTGAGCAAAAACGGCTTTTCTGTGAAATGTTGCAAATGGAAGCTACAAACTCTATGCGTATTTCAGGAAGCCAGATTTTAAGTTTGTTGTAATATGGGACGCAAGCGAGTAAAGCCTCTTGTAGTGAGGAAGAATCCCATAGATGTTGCCAATATGGTAATTGATATGGCTAGGGAACAGAGTAAGGATTGTATCGTTATGATGTCTCTTGGCAAGGACTCCATTGTTACATTGGACTTATTATATGATAAGTTTGAGCGCATAGTATGTGTATTTATGTATCTCGTAAAAGACTTAGAGCATATACAACGATGGATAAACTGGCTGAAGGCTAGATACCCGAAGATAGAGTTCGAGCAGATACCACATTGGAATACAACATACAATCTTCATTATGGAGTTTATTGCGTTCCGAATCCAAAAGTAAAGGTTCTTAATCTTTCTATGGTAGTAAAAGCCTTAAAAAAGCGTTTCGGAATAGAATATGTATTCTTTGGTATGAAGAAAGCAGACTCGATGAACCGAAGCCTTATGTTGAAGTCGTATGAGGATGAAAATTACATTCATGGTGGAAATTGTTATCCGCTTGCTGATTTTACTCAAAAGCAAATCCTGCAATATATGAAACATCGGCATCTGCCTAAGCCGATAATGTACTCCAGAGCATTGCGCTCGGAGAATGCAGAGGTTGGGAATGCGTCAGGCGGTTTGTCTTTGGACTTGGATTGTTTTGCATGGCTAAGAGATAATGCACCCGAAGACTTAGAACGTATATATAAGGTATTTCCACAAAGTAGGGTAATACTCTACAGATATGACAACAGATAATGTTCTTTTTAATTTATATATAATAATGTATTATCTTCTTTATATGTATTGGCAGGCTTGTGAAAGTCTGCCTTTATTGTTAATGTATGTAATATAGAAACGTTATAAGTAAAGAAAGGTTAAATAAATAAAGAAAAACCATAAAATATTTGCAAGTTAGAAAACAAATTTGTATCTTTGCAATGTATTTAAGAGATACTTGAAGATTTGCCGCAAGACAAGTTTCTTGCAAGATAGTGCAGAGCGAGCACGTTAAAAACTAGCACAATTGTTATGAAGATGATTACCGAAAATCAGAAGAAGTTCATCAATGATATTAAAGGTGTTATTACAGAAAATGGTATTAATGCTATTGATGCATTGGACTTGAATAAGTTTACTTGCTATGATGCATCTAAGCTTATTGGTGGTTTGCTTGGTCTTAGAGATTGTTACAAGGCGATTTCTAGAGGCGCATGTGTAACTAGTACGGCATATTGCGATGAGGCTTTAGATAATGTCTTTAATACAATTGAAAAGTATAAATAATAAAAAAAGGTGAGACACACCGCAAAAACTGTCTAAGAGAATGAATAGCAAAGAATTAGTAAGAAATATGATAGCTTTCTTAAATGAGCGTCACGATATGGATTGCGCCACGTTACGTCAGCGTTTTGCAGTATGCTATGGTATGAGTGAAGACGAGGCAGAGAAAGTTATTTTGGAGCTGACAATGCTTCAGATATTTGCAGAAAATTTTGGTGTTGAAATTTAAAACTTTGAGATTATGGATAAGAATACTGCATATAGAGTAATAAGCCAATTTAGGGCAAATAATTGCAAGAGTGGAGCTTTGGCTATTGCTTTGGATGAAGCATTGAAAGCTTTGAAGCCAGTGGCTACAAATAACGTTTATGTCATTAGGTTGGAGATATTGGGGACTACGTTATCTACATTATGGTTAGAAACATCTAACGATAAGAAAAAGATGCAAGCGCATATTGCAGAATGGAGAAGTAAGATAGTAGAGCGATGTAAGGACGATAACAATTCTTTCGAGTTTGATTTTCAACATGGGAGTCCTTATAATTTCACGGCAAACAAAAAGAATTGTAATGAGTTACCTTTTTACTTTAAAGGTAAACACTACTGCTTTACAATATTAGAGGTTTCTAAGAGTATTAAAAGCATGTATGATGACCGTATCGAAAAAGATATGGATGCCGTTCAAGATATGATGTCTTATTTAAATTTATAGAGCATGAAGTTATACGAGGTAGGCTGCATCATCAAAGAGGTGCAGCCAAAGAATGGAGTAAAGATTACTCTAGAGGAAGCTCAGGCTTTGGTTGATGGATATGTTGAGTTGGTTCATCTTGATGATGATAACATATTATTGTGCGATGAAGAAGGACTTCTCAAACATAAACCTATAAATACTTTGGCTACAATACAAGCTAGGGGGCTTGGATGGAAAGGTAGTTATTTGGTAGGGAGTGTATTATTCTTAAAGGATAAGGAGTTTTAGATATATGAGCAAGGCTAGAAAAAATAATATGAATAAGGATATACCCGAAGAGCGAATAACTCTTAGGGTATTGGAGAATTATTCCAAAATGCAAGAAGAATTGTGTCGTCTTCGCAAGAAAACACGTGAACAAGGCTATAAACTTAACGAACTCAACAATCGAATACAGAGGCTTAACTCGAAAGAAGTTAGATGTGAGTTAGAGAAGTACAGAAAGTTACTCTTAGAGCGTGATGAGTTACGTGAAAAGAATAAGGCTTTAGAGCAGGTGGCAAAGCAGTATGATGGGTTAAAAAGGTTTTTCACTAGCGAATTGAACGAAAAAGAGGAGGGCAGAGAATGATTATAGGTTCAATGACAGGGCGTGAACTCTTTGAGATCTTCAAGAAGGATAAGCCTATGCTAGAAAAGTTTGCTATCGAAAAAGCAAAGAAACTCATCCGTGAGCTTCGTAAGGGAATGGGACGATACACAACTCAGTGTTATGATTTCAAGACGAAAGACGCTACCGAGTACAAAGTATGCGTGTTTGTAGATAGAGGGAACATAAGACAATTCTATTTTGACATGTTTATCTATTGCAAGGAAACGAACGATTACGTATGTGCTACTTCCTTGTTGGACGAAGAGAATAGTGCAGAGCAGTTCAGTTATACGCCTCATTTCTTGCGGAGATATGCCGAGCGAGCATTGGGAATAGAGAACATGCCAATTAATAGGGTGCTTGCTCACATCGAAAGAGAAGTAGCCTATACGGTACTTATTTATAAGAATGATACAAGTAAGGTTATTGCTACAAGTATGGGGCTTTATCTGCAAAAGATTGACAAAAGGCGAGGTATCAATATATGCAAGACTTTTGTTAGTGTTGACATGCTTAAAACCTCCCAAATTAAAGCGTATATGGTTGTTGCGGACTTAATTGAAGAGTATTCAGAACGATACAATAAAGTTCAAAGGAATGATAATGTACGAGTAGATTTCGCTAATGATTGTTTGAGTAGAGGTATTACTGAAAAAGATTTGGTTAATGCCTATGGTGAATATTTTAAGAACAAAAAATAAAAGAAAGGGTTTCGTATGGAGAGAATGACAAGAAATGATGCTGCTGCTTATTTAGGTGTTGACCCTCAGACGATTACGAACTGGGTTAACAAGGGCTTGCTTGGAGGCTACAATGATAAAAGCAGTAAACGCTTTTGGGTGAATGCCGATGATGTTAAGAAGTATTCCGAGAAATACAAGATGTTATCTGTCTCAGAGGATTTACTTGAAAGAGAGCGGAAAGAGTTGTTGGCAAGTGAGCGCAAGGTAAATGCTAAGATACAAATGTTAATGCATGATGCGTTGAACGTTTCTTCTTTCAGCTATGACAAAATAGGTAGTTCACTTTGTATGTTATTGGAGTTAACGGCACAATACGGATTACGAGAGAAAAAGATTATGCAAGCATTTTTCAATGGAGACAGAATTAGTGATATAGCCGATAATTTTGAACTTTCAAGAGAAAGGGTGCGCCAGATTGTTATTAAGGCTATCCGGAAGTTCAACTATGCGATTGAAGAATTTGTAGACTTGAAGCTGGAGAACAATTCCTTGAAAGAGGAAATTAAGAATGTAAAAATGCAGTTTATTATGCAAGAAGGTAAAAAAGAAGAAGAACAACCTGAAGATGTTCCCACTTCATTGTTCTCCATCAGATTAGTTAATTGTAATTTACCAGTTCGTGTCCTTAATGTGACAAAGGCAGCCGACATAGATACTATTGGAGACTTGGTACAATATTCCAAGCTCGATATGATAAAATTCCGAAACTTCGGAAAGAAAAGCCTTATGCAATTGGATGACTTTATTCACGAAATGGGATTGGAATGGGGCATGGATAAGGCTAAGATATATGCTAGGGGTATTCAGCGGATGAAAGATGACTCTTATATTGAAGAGTTGTTTGGAAAGCATCTTGCGGATATAACAAGCGATATTGAGAAAAAGTATAATCTTTCTCCGGCTGAGGCTATGAAGAGAGCTTATAGTGAAATGAAGAGATATGTAGGATTTAAAGAGAAGAGTAATGAATGAAGTATATAATGATGTTTTAGGTAAGGCGTTAAGCATTAAATCAACCAATAATATTGTCGTAAAAGTAGAGCAAGGAGCATTAGAAGTTAATCTGAAACAATGTAGTGTAAAGCGAATTATGTGGTTCTCTGTCTTCTTGATTGATGGATTTACTATGCGTCCATGCAGTTATACTTTCTATTCCTCTATGAGTGACGATGAGTTGGACGAAACCTTTACACAAGTAGAAGGTAGATTGAGCTTTCTGAAAAACTTAAATTTTAAATAACATGACGGAACAGGAAAGAAGAGTTGTAAACCATGCAATGAAGATACTAGAGCAGAGCCAAGATGATGAGGCTAGGGCGTTGGCTGTCAAGTTGTTGGAACAAGGTACAAAAGTTCCTCTTCAGAAAGTGCAGTTTTATGCCGCATATTGCAATGGCTTGCGTGATGGGTATTCAAGAATATTCGACCTAATACAAGGTGGTGGGTGGCTTGCGAAAGTGAGCAAGAAGGAAATGCCATACTTCGAAGCAGAGAAGAAGCTTGTAGAGAGTTGTATTGATGCTTGCTACGATTACCATATTGGCAAATATGATATTAGGTACAAGGATAAAGAATTCTCTAAGAATGGAAAGTTATTGTCTTGTAAGGCGGTTTTTGTGAAACAAACGTTGATTGGTGTTGAGGTTAAATACAACAAAGATAAAGAATGATTGCACAATATAGATAAGTGAAGTTGTAAACCTTTGATATTTAGGTACTCCCTTGCAAATTTTGTATCTTTGCAAATAAAAAAGGAGATTTATATATGGCAGATAGAGGATATAGAGGCAGACCTCAACGAGGCGAAAGAGCGGATAGGCAAATCAATGCCGGACATAGCCGTGGGTTGGATGCGGCTTTGTCTGACACTGAAGCTAAGATTAGAAAGCTAAAGACGGAACGTATTTATGCCTTTAATAAGGACGGAAAAGAAATAGCGCATTCCCAAACAGGAAAGGCACATAGTACGCAATTACCTTTTGGCTATAACTACAAAGATGCCATCATTACTCACAACCATCCTAATAGAGGTATTGGAGATACTATAGCTGGAAGAGTTGGCACAATTTTGTCCGGAGCTGACATTTTTACAACTATAGCACATAACGCTTCCGAGATTCGAGCAGTTACAAAGAATTATACGTATTCTTTGAAGAGACCAAGTAAAGGGTGGGGACTTTCAGAATCGGATGCATGGGATGTTTTTGGTAAGAAAAATTCGCAATGGAGACGAACCCTTCAGCAAAAACAGACAGAGTATCTTTCAAAGAGCGGAATACGAAATCGAATAAACGAGAAAGTGCTAGCTTTAAACAGAAAGCGTTCTAGTTTTACGAAAGGAGGAAAAGTCCCTAGTGCAAGTGATGTGTCTAGTTATAATCGTGAAGCAAACGAAATACAGAAACGTGTCACGGAAGCTAATGATAGAGGTAATGTTGGTGCGCAATATCAAGTTATGAAAGAATACGCAAAGAAATACGGATGGAATTTAACACGTAAGCGTACATCTTAAGGAATATATTCGAACGATGGGTAGTATTGTCCCTCTTCATGTGGGAAGAACCTTCCCATCATTGACAATGCCGTAGTACATTTTTCATATTGCTTTTGAAATCCGTACTTCTTAGCTCTCGATAGGTTGTGATGCAGGTCGTTGATTTTGACTTGTATTGCAACCATATCTTTTGAGTCAATGATTGATTGTATGTAGTCAAAATACGGAACACCTTTCTTGTGGGTTAGGACACATACACTATCGGCAATGTCTTTTCTAACACCTAGTGATAACAGCTTGTCGTAGGTCATATCCGTATCTTCAATCGTATCATGGAGAAATCCGACACAAATCTCTTCGGTACTATTACCCATTTCTCCAACATGGATAGGGTGTAATATAACAGGCAATCCAACCTTATCAATCTGTCCTTTGTGCGCCTTGCAAGCGATACCAAGGCACAATTCTATCATTTCAGAATCTTTCATATTCTTCTTTCGTTATTAGCTCACCTAACTCAAGAGCATCTTGTGCATAGGTGTTTTCATTAAACTTAAACTCCTTTGGCTTACGTCCTTTACCTTTAGGGTAACACATAAGTTCTTTATTTACATATTGATAACGGACAACGATGTCATCCTCCCAATAGTAAACATAAACCGACTCTCCGTTTTTAAGGAGGTGGCTGATTTTGTTCTTATCTTTATTGTTCATAGTCTTTATCTTCTTATTACAATGCAAAGATATGAAAAATATATTAAACTTGCAAACAAATTAATGTTTATTACTTGAAATTTAAATATATTAATTATTGAAATGTTGCATAGTAAGCTTGTTGCATAGATACCGACCTTTGCTTCTTACCTCCGTTACTCTTGGCGGTTCTACTTTGTTCATATAATGCATGTCCCCAACCGGATGGTTTCTTGGTCTCTTTATAGATTTCTCGCATGGTCTTCCCACCCAACAGCTTGTAGGCTATCGAGTAATTCTCTTTGGCGTAAATCATCTTGGCGGTGTTAACTTGTATTTCACCAATAAGTCCGGTTTTCTTGTTCCGGATATTGATGATGTTTCCTGAATAGCCAGTATCCAGTTTCTGTTCCTTGAGTCTAACGAACTCAAAGCCCTTGTATTTGCCTTTAAGGTCTTTTATTATTTTCGGTATTGACCCTTTATCTGCGATGATGGTTGTTCTGTACGAGTCCTTAATGTCTTTAATACCCTTAGCCTCGCCCTTAGCCTTGCGTACAATGGAGTCAACACTCTTGTAATTGATAGGAGTGACCCTTGCTCCATACTTCTTAGCTATACCTTCAGCTATAGCTTGTAGCTTGTTACCAACCGACTCGGCTTTTCTCCGCATAGAGGTAGCTTGTGCTCTCAGCCTAGCATATGCCCCATTATTACCAACGTCTCCCATATCTTTTTTTGTGCAAAATTAACCAAAATGCAAGCCAATTAATATATTGCTGCGATATGTTATTTCACTTAAAAGACAAAGTGAAAAGACACGCAAGTAAACATTTCTCTTAAACAATTATTATTCATACCTTTGCAAGAAACAATGAGTTGATAAGATGACGAAACCAAGAGATTATTTCACAGGCAAGCAAGAAGAGTTCAAACGCTCCGAAGTGCAGATAGCACCATATAATCCAAGGAAGATTTCACCGCAGCAGAAAGCTACATTGAAACGTTCCATAAGAAAATTTGGCGTTGTTGGTGGTATAACCGTCAATAAGCCAACAATGACCATCGTAGGCGGCAACCAAAAAGTAACCATCATGGATGAGATTATGGGCTATCCCGAAAAGGATTATACTCTTTTGGCTGAGGCTGTAAATGTGGATTACAAGACCGAAGTTGAACTGAACTTCATGCTTAATTCCGAGAATGCTCATGGAGAATGGGATGACATGAAAGTCCGTGAATTACTGCCGGACATAAACTATATGGATGCCGGATTAACGGAAGAAGACCTGTCCCTGTTCGGCTATGATGCAATGGTAAAGACTGAAGGCGAAGACGAGTTAGGCAAAGAACTCAATTCCTTACTAGACCCATTTGCCCAAGAAAGCGAAAACAGAAAAGAACCAGTATCAAAGGATGAGCAAGAAGAGCAGAGACGACAGATAGAACAAAATCAAATTATAGCCAATCAGCAGCAAGAGGCTCAATATCAAGCGAATAAAGAACGTATGCAACAGGTAAAGAAAGAGGTAAATACCAAGGCAGCGGAAAAAGCTTTAGAAGCCGAGTCTTACGTCATGCTTTCCTTTGATAATATAGAGAACAAGGAACGTTTTATGAGCACCTTTGGCTTTATCGAAACCGACAAGGTAATCAAGGGAGAAATGCTTATGAAAGTAGCAAAACGAATATAAACGAATAAGCAATGAAAAAGATTTTAAGATTCTCGTTAGGGTTTATAATAGCGGCAATAACAATAGGTATGCTCATTCCATTTATGATTGTTTCTATGTTTCTTGGCAAGAGGAGAAAGAACGCATTCAATATGTGGGTGTCGTGTCTCTTTACTCCTTTGATAAACAAGGTAGGACAATTGGTCAACTCATAAATATCGAAAGATTATGAAGGCAAACGGAAAAAGATTAATGAAGATTGCGAACTTGGCTATAACTATGATATTGGCAATACCAATGTTCTTACTAGCCGTTCCTATCTATATGTATAACAAAATTAGAGGCAAGGTATAAATCCCATCTGCCCAATATATAGCGAAACAATAATAAATACAAGAAAATGGCAAAACCGAAATTTGATTACAATGGCGATGCTTTCTACGATGAGATAGAACAGCTTGCAAAGCAAGGTCAGAAGGATTCTGAAATTGCCTACGCCCTTGGTTTGAAGTTTGGGGTTGACCTAAATCCACAGGTCTTCAACCGAATGAAAAACGGAAAATACGAGAATTGGAATGAAGACGAAAATGCGGAAAGAGGCGAAAGGATAACTCAATCCCTCGTGCGTGGCAGAGAGTTTATCAATGCAATCGTGCGTGGAAGATTCCTTAAATGCGCCCTTGGAGGTGTCAAGGTAAAAGGCAAGACAACCACCAAAAGACATATGGTTGTAGATGGAGTTATGACAGATGATATAGTAGTGGAAACTAGAGAAACCGAGCAGGAGACCCCACCTAACGTACAAGCTCTTTCTACTTGGTTATTCCATTACGATATGACTTGGAGAGAGATACAGAGAGGTAAGAAGGATGAAGAGGAAAAGGGCATTCCTTTTGACCCTAAGAAAGGTATATCCGTCAACAAGTGGATAGAAAGAGAGATTGAGCAGGAAGCAGAAGAGCAAGGGGAGGGTGAATAATGGCAAAAACACATTCCGTTTATTATCCGTTATATAATGACAAGACGCATTTCATTTACCTTATAACAGGAAGCCGTGCGTCAGGAAAAAGTTTCTCTGCTTCTCAGTTTATCGAAAGACTTACTTTTGAATACAATGCAGAAAGAAAGATAGCACATAAGATTCTTTATACACGTTATACAATGGTGAGTGCCGCTATTTCCGTAATTCCAGAGGTTAAAGAGAAAATAGAGATAGATGGCACACAGGATTATTTCAAGAACACGAAGACGGATATAGTCAACAAAATGACGGGAGCTGAAATCATGTTCCGTGGTATTCATACGGCTAGCGGTAATCAGACTGCGAAGTTAAAGTCTATTCATGGTGTGACTACGTTTGTCGTTGATGAGGCTGAGGAATGGACGAGTGAGGAGGATTTTGAGCGCATCATGCTTTCAATCCGTCAGAAAGGCTTGCACAACCGAGTAATAATCATTATGAACCCTTGTGATTCAAATCATTGGGTATATAAGCGTTTCATCGAAAAGACACATAAAGAGGTGTATTTTGATGGCGTTCCCGTCCAGATCAGTACAGACCCTAGAGTACTTCATATACATACGACCTATCTTGATAATATAAAGCATCTTTCACCTGAGTTCCTTAATGAGGTATTAGAGATGAAGGAGAATGAACCGGAGAAATATGCTCATATAATGATAGGTAGATGGTCTGACGTATCTGAGGGTGCAATATTCAAGCATGTAGGCATCGTTGACAAGTTCCCTAGCAACGCAAGGAAAGTAGCCATCGGAGTAGACTGGGGATATTCGAAAGACTATACTGCTATTGTGAAGTGTGGCATCGTAGACAAACGCCTATACATAGAGGAACTTTGCTATAGAACGGAAATGTTATCTAGCGACATCATAAGATTCTTGCGCCCTTATGCGAACGAAGGCTTGTTTGTGTATGCAGATAGTGCTGACCCTAGACTTATAGATGAGGTAGCTCTTGGTGGAATAGTTATATATGGAGCACAAAAGGGTGCTGGCTCTATATTGGCTGGTATTGACAAGATGCAGACATTCGAAATCTTCACAACTAAGCAATCAGTCCATTTACAGAGCGAGTTCCGTAAATATGTGTGGTCAAAGGATAAGGATGGTAATTACATCAATGTTCCCGAAGACCATGATAACCATTTGATAGATGCTGCTAGGTATTATATTCTTGCCGTATTGCTCGGTAAAGTGATGAAGCCAAGAAAAGCATCTAAATCAGACTTAGGAGTGTACTAAATGACAAATATAATTACTTTTGTAATAAAAATACAAGTGTTTAATTATTAGATTGTTAGTGTAAGTATGCTATAAGGGTAGATAAAAGTCATATGTAAATAAAAAAGATTGTTTACTAAATAAAAATAGATTCTTTAGTAAATAGTCTTTTTTATTCACTTAAAAACTAAGTGAAAGGCATACGTAAATTAAAGTATGTAGAAACCCTGTTTATTATTACCTTTGCTTCAAAAAGTTATAAGGATGTTTGTAGATTCAATTATTCAGATAAAGACATATTTTCGAAACCTCACGCTCAATGCATTGGGTGTGGAGAGAAGCATCTTCGAACGTTTGGAAGATAATGATGTTGATTCTGTCGTAAATATGATGGAACAACATGATTTCGATGTGGATAATGCCATTTCGGAATATAATCCACAAACCCATAAGGTGATGAGCCGTGAAGATAAATGGGTAAAGGGAGAGAAGCCATACAGGACGGAGAAGTTGGCAAGAACAAGACAAAGATACATAAATGAGGTAGAATTGTTCTTCTTGTTAGGCAATCCGATTATGTGGAAGAAGACTGAAGGTGACGATGAAGCCTTTGAACTATATAAAAAATACTTGAAGGATATATACTTCAATACCAAGCTACGTCAATGCAAGCGACTTGCCGGAGCAGAAACCGAAAGCGGTTTTGTTTTTAATTTTTCGCAAAAAAACGGAAAGATGCATGTTGATGTGTATGTTGCAGCTCGCTCAAAGGGACATAAGATGAGAGAGTTGTTTGACCAATACGGAAACATGCTTGCTTTTGCTGTAGGCTATTCCTTAAAGCGAGAGTCAAAGACTATCGAATGTTGGGATATATTGACATCCGTTTTTAACTATCATTGTGAACGTGGTGGCTTTGGGTGGAAAGTGTATAAGTATCCTAATCCGACAGGAAAGATTAACGGCATCTACTTTCGCCAACCTAAAGCATGGGATGGTGCAGAGCCAAGAATGGAACGTGAAGAGATGCTTGATTCCAAGATCGGAGATACTAACAACTACTTTGCTGACCCTATTGCCGCTGCTACTGCTGACGTGATACAATCAATCCCTAAGCGGAACAAGCCAGGTAAACTCATACAACTTACAGGCAAGAACTCTAGGTTTGAATATATCAACCCACCTCAGAATTCCGAAATCCGCAAGGCAGAGAAAGAAGACTTGGCTCAGTCTATATTGTTTGATACGTTTACACCGGATATGTCACCGGAACTAATGAAAGCTATGAGTACGCTTACTAGTGTCGGCATAAAACGAGCGTTGGTATTGGGTTACATCAAGCGAGCGAACCGAATGGAAATCTATGAAGAACTTGTCGGTAGATTATCGCATGTGATTATAGCCGTAATGAAGGAACTATATCCTGAGATGAGAAGCAAGTTGGATAAGTTGGAGGTCGAATTCGATTTTGCCGAACCTTTCGAGGATGACAAAAAGGATAAGTGGAAAGTAATAGCGGAACTATATAATCAAGGCGTACTTTCTTTAGAGACTGCTGTACAAATGCTGGCTCTAACTGACGCTCCTGCTGAAGAAATTGAAAAGATACGCAAGGATGCAGAAGATAAAGTAGCGTTAGCTGCAAAGGTAAAGGGAAACGAAAACACAACTTCATAATTTTAAAAGCTTATTGTTTTTGGGCGCATTTCCTTTTAGGATTTGCGCCCTTTTTGCACTTAAATTTTAAGTGAAAGCATTATGATAATAATATAATATTATTCCTCATTTTGTTTTTAACTTTGTTGGCATGAACACGAATGAACTTATCATAAACGGACAAGACGCATGGGCTACCTATCGTATCAAGATGGGCAGCGGTTTTCTTGATGCCTTGGAAGCGGATGCTGACAACAAGGACTACATCACCAACTCCGTGCGCACAGAGGACGGAACGAGGGTCATACTGATACGACCGAAGAAGGCGGAGCGGAACGTAACCTTGGAGTTTACGATTGTAGGCAGAGACCACAATGACTATAACAAGAGGTTGGCGGCTTTCGATGCGCTGATGGATAATGGATTCGTAACTATACAAGTTCCGTCTTCCAAGTTTGACATTTACAGGCTCTTCTGCTCTAGGAAGTCCACTAGCTATTCCCGAGGAAAGGGAGGAGCTATCGGGAAGAAGAGCATTAAGTTCGTTGAGTATGACCCGAAGAACAGGGGTGCGCTCACAAGCGATGATATGGAGAAGTTTAACATGAAGGAATTTGAGGATTTACAATGAGGACATACAAGGATATAGAGGTTAAGTATTACGACACAAAGGGAGACGTACACGTAAGGTGCTCCGTTCCCGTAACGGAGGATGCGTTGGTGCACTTCGAGTTGATGCAGTCCCACTATTGCAAGCTATCCTTTAAGCTTGGCAGTGCGATATACTTCAAGATGGGAGATTTCATCGTTACTGACTATGGAAGGTTTGAGTTGGTTGATAACGTAAAGCCAAAGGACGATGGCAATCTTGGATATTCCTATGAGTTGGAGTTTGATGCTTACTATAGGAAATGGAAGAACAAGAGACTGAAATATATGCCTAACTCTGGTTCTCCAGAGGGCACATTCACGCTTACCTCGAATATCATTACACATGCAAACATCATCAAGGATAACTTGGATTTCTTGGCTAAGGCTAGCAAGTCGTATCTCTATGACCCGAATTACACGGGAAAAGGTAGCGATTACACATTCGTGGTGGATGCTAGCGTTGACAGTACTAAGTCCAAGGTAATCACCTATTCCAATTCTAGCATTCTTGATGCTATCGCTAATATCGCACAGACCTTTGAGTGCGAATGGTGGGTAGAGGGAAACCTCGTGCATTTTGGTACTTGCGAGAATACCAATGAGGTTGTAGACTTCAAGGATGGCGAAAACATTGTTTCAATGTCAAGCTCGCAGAGCCAAGCAAGCTATGCCAACAGGGTATATGCCTTTGGAGCGGCTAGGAACTTACCTAGTGGATATAAGCAGAACTCTTCCGCTGACGTTACAAAGAACGGAGTGGTGGAGAAGAGGCTTATGCTCCCTACTTTAGAAGAGTGTTCCGCTGAGAACAAGAAACTCTTGGAAGATAACGGCTTTGAGTTGAAGAATGGCTGCTTGCAAGTCAAGGGACTTACCGAAGACGAGTATGTAGAGGGCGTTACCACCAATGATGACATTTATCCAAGGAACTTAATCAAGACTTCTAATGTTACCTATTATGAGAAGGATGTTGAGGACGAGAGCACACCCGAGGAGGGCGACTATATCAAGAGAACTTTCTATCGAGTAAAGGGACTGACCATCGTAGACGCAGACGGAAACAAGACAGGGGACATGGCTTTCAGAAGTTCCTACATCCTCAGTGGAAAGACCTTGCATATTATCTTCCAAAGTGGTTCGTTGAATGGAATGGATTTCGAGTGTCAGTTCAATCCCGATGGTGAGTCCGAGATTTTGAGAGATTCTAATGGTAGCCCTATACTGAAGGATGGCAAGGAACAGATAAATCCAGCGGCACAGGTCTTTGAGATTGTTGCAAACGAGGACTACGGACGATTCTTGCCAGACACGGTTCTGCATCCGAAAGACGGAGATACCTTTGTACTCTACAATTGGGACTCAACGAAGTTGGGCAATACCTTGGTGACATCTTCCGCCAACGAGCTCTTGACCGATGCCATCAAGAACTTGAAGAAGTCAATGATAGACCCTACGACCTATACTTGCACGGCTGCGTCTGATTACTCATACAATGACGGCAAGGGACAATTCCATTTTGAGGGCGATAGGGTGAACCTATTCAACAAGGGATATGATATGAGCTTTAGAGCATCTAGAATTATCGGCTATGAGTTACATCTTGACGTTCCCTTTGATAGCGTAAAGTATACTGTAGGTGAGAAACCAGCTTACTCTAGGCTCAATGCGATGTCCTCACAGATTGAGGAACTTGTTTTCAATGGGCAAAGCTATCTCAATAAGGGAGGTAGTGGAAATAGTATCTATATCATTAAGAGCTATGACACAACTGTTCAACCTACAGACTTCAATGTATTTTCAGCCAAGAGGGTTGAAAACTCCTATCTTCATAAGGATAAGACGGATGCGGCAAACTTCTTGATTAAGTTCTTGCGAGGGCTTCAAGTTGGGGACTATTCGGCTTTAAGTGGGGGCGATTGGTCTTTAGACGAGCTTTTCAGAAGTCATCTGACGACCGACTACCTTAATGTTAGGATGAAGGCTATCTTCGAGACCTTGGAGATATTGCATACGGACACCTTGGGTGGTGAATTGTTCATTACCACAGTAGGCAGTAACCGAATATTGAAGGTTGAAGAGGTGAATGTTACCTATGATGGTGTTAGTCAGAATGCTTACAGATGCTACTTCCTTGGTGAGCAAGATGGCTCAAAGGTGGAGAATAAATGGAAGGTTGGAGACCAAGCAAGGAGCAAGAGCTTCAATCTTACGGCAGGAAAGTATCATAACGTAGGCAACCATTACTATTGGAGGCTAGTCATCGGTGTGTCTTCCGAGGCAGTGGAGATAGATGGCAAGAAATATCATTATGTGGATTTATCGGACATCGACAAGGACGCAGCCAGCGATGAGCCTATGGTTGATGACATTTTGAATCAGTGCGGTAATAGAACGGACATCACAAGGCAAAGTTGCTTGGTGTTCTCTGCCGTTGATACCTATTCGCCTAGTGTTACTCTCTATCACGGAGTGAATGGTTATACTTTCAATAACAAGGAATATGTTGACTATGGTGTGAACCATTCTACAGGTAAGGCTTTCTTCCACGTCTACGGAGATATGTACTTCGGAGACCGACCTACTAGTGCCAATAATTACGAGGGTGATTCCTACGTCAAGTATGATAGCGACAAGAAGAAAGTAACCATCAAGGGAGACTTGGATATTAAGTCCACCTACGATGGAAAGACCTTGGATAAGTACATCACCGAGAAGAGCTTGGATAAGAATGCCGTTGAGACCATTATCAAGAAATCGGATACGATTACCGACCTTCAAAACCAGATAGACGGAGCTATTGAGACTTGGTTCTATGACGGCGTTCCTACACTCAAGACCGAACCTGCTAGCGGATGGGACACGGACATGATGAAAAACCATCTTGGGGATTTGTATTATGACAACAAGACGGGCAAGGCATACCGCTTTGCCAAGGATGGCTCTACCTATAAGTGGATTATCATCACAGACACGGAACTGACCAAGGCACTCGAAGATTCAAGCCAAGCACTCAAAGATGCAAAATCAAAGAGACGTATCTTCGGCTCTCAGCCAGTTCCACCATACGACGTGAATGATATGTGGGTCAATGCCACTTATCCTTCTGACGGCAGTACCTACAAGAATGAAATCTTGAAGTGTTCCACCTCCAAGGCAGAAGGTGAAGAGTTTGATATTGCCGATTGGAAATTGGCTAGCAAGTATACCGATGACACGAAGGCAGAGGAAGCAAAGAAAGCTGCTGAGAAGGCGCAAGCAGAGATTAAGAACACGCAAACTAATTTGATTACCCTCGGAACGACCGTATCTAACAATAAGAAGGCTTTCGATGTTTTTACCTCTGATGGCTACTTGGATAGCTCGGAGATTGCGGCTATTGCCCAGGATAGCAAGCGTTTGGAGGACGATTATAATGCAGCCGTTGAGTCGTATAATAATGTTGTTGGCTCTAAGTTCTTGTTGGATAAGGATGGTAAAGAAACGACCTATAAAACGGATTTGGTTTCAGCTAAGGCTACACTCGATAGCGCAAAAAATGAACTCATTACCTATCTTTCTGACATCGTAAGCAGATACAACGCTTCTGATTCAAATGGAAAGGCTACCATCAAGGCGGCTGCGGCTCAGAAGTATACCAACTTCACGAATGCTTATAAGGCTTTCTACGACAAGCTGGGTGTGGCGAACAACTATATCACGTCTAATCTGTTTGATGGTCTCAATACTAAGCTCATCACCAATATGGCAGGTCTTGAATACATCAAGGCTGCTCTTGTTGATGGAGACACAGTAGTCAAGGGTGGTCTTATCCTCTCTACATTGATAGCCTTACGTAACGATAAGGGAAATGTTACCGCAGGTATCAATGGAGCGGACACGAAGGAGAATGGCATCGCCCTTTGGTTAGGTGGAAAGGCTATCGACAAGCAAGCCTCCACGACAACAGAGGAAGAGAAGAAAATTGCTGCCAAGTCCCTCCTACGCTTTGACGGAACTGGCTATTTCGCAAATGGAAACCTTTGGTGGGACGCAGACGGTATTTTGCACGCAGACCCGACATCTTTCATTATCAACAAGAATAATGTTGGTGTACAGCTCGCTCTCTTTGCTCCTGTATGGAAGAGCGGAACGACCGACACAACAAAGCTGGCAAACGTATTATCTATCGACCCACAGAAGCCTTTCACTCATCTTGACGTATCGGGTAATGTGACAACCGAAGGCAGCTTAAAAATTGGTGGAATCTATCTATCGTATGATAGTGCCAACAATGCCCTTCGACTATCCAAGGACGCTGCTGGAAAGGAAGCAGCTAACTTCTATGCTCTTGGTGGTATTACCGCATACGGAGCAGGAGCATCTACCACGGGTGGTGGCGGCTTGAACGGCAGTGTGAAGAGTTATTCAAATGCCTTGAAGCTTACATCAGAATCGCTGTCTGAGATTGCCTCTGCCTACTCCATCAAGGCTCTTGATTCTCGTATCTCCAGCTTGGAAGGTGGTAGTGCTACTGCTATTTCTGTCAGCGGTAGCGGTAATGCGGTTACGTCTGTCACCAAGAATGGTACTACTATCAGCGTAGTTAAAGGTAGTACGTTCTTAACTAGTCATCAGTCACTTGATGGTTACGTTAATGCAATATCTGTAAGTGGAAGTGGGAATGCTATCACGTCTGTATCTAAAAGCGGAAAGGGTATTACATTTACTAAAGGTGCTACATTTTTAACTTCTCACCAAAGTCTTGCTAACTATTATACCAAAAGTAGTGTAGATTCACTTCTTAGTGGTAAGTCGGCAAATAGTCATACACATAGTGTTAAGATTAACGGTGTTACTAAAACTATTGCAGCTACTGGTGGAACTGCTGTAGATTTAGGAACTTATCTTACTTCTCATCAAAGTTTAGCAGATTATGCTAAGAAGAGTGAAATACCTACAAAAGTAAGTCAACTTACTAATGATACTGGTTATATTACTTCTAGTGGAAGTTGTGCTTATGCTACAAGTGCAGGCAATGCTGACAAGGTTGATGGTATTCATGCTAATGGACTTCTTACTGCTCTATCTAATTCTGATAAGGGAATTAGTATAACAGTTGGTGGAACTACCAAAAGCATATCGAACATTAGTGTTAATTATGCTAGTAGTGCTGGAAATGCAGATACTGTTGATGGTGAACATGCATCTGCTTTTACTAGAATAGTAGGTAGACATGAAATTTACACATCAGGAACTGCCCCTTATAAGTATATTCATTTGTTTAGAATAGCAAATTCAACTGGTTCTTCTACACTTGATTGTGAAATAGATTTTAGGACGAGGTATCATAGTGCTAAAATAGAAATTAGAATTTCTACAGCGGAACATCCTTATAATAATGGAGGAAGTTCAATTTCAATAGTAAAGAAAGTTGTAAGTGGTAGAACTTGTAATCTTTGGGTTTTACCTACAGTACAATCATCTAACTATAATTATTATGATGTGTATTATGAATCAGGAGCTTGGAACTTAGGTTCTTATGGAATAACATTAAAAGGTAATAATGGTAATCTTGTCTTCGAACATAAAGGTACAAATCTTACAAGTTTACCAGATAAAGTTACTCCTGTTAGTAATAACATTGCTACTTCTGCAACCAAGCTTCAAACTCCTAGAACTATTTGGGGTCAAAGTTTTGATGGTACTGGTAATGTAAGTGGTTCTTTATCAGAAGTTGGTAATATACATTTTAAGGTAGATAATAGTTATGACATAGGCTCTGATGCTGCTGCTAGTAGATATATTTACACTCATTGGTTAGGGGCTAGGTCTGGACAAAAATTAGAATTAGGAGCAAATAATAGTGGATTTGGACAGGGATTATGTATAGATACTAATTTAAATGTAGGTATTGGAACTAATTCACCTGCTTATAAACTTCATGTTGCAGGTGATATTTATTCATCTGCTAGTATTAGAACTATTTTTAAAGATAAAGCTATAATACTAAGCGATTCTGATGACCCTGCTTGGATTAGTGGCTTTGCAGGTCAAATAGTATTTAATACAGGTAATGCTATTCGTTTTGGTGAAACTGATTGGAATCTTGATAGATGGGCAGGTCTTAAATATACTCATTCTAATAAAACTATTTATCTTGGTATAGCTGATGGTTCTGCGTTTACTGCTATAAAACCACAAAGTGATGGTACGCTTAGACTTGCAGGTATTAAAACTATAACTCCTGATAGTGGAGCTAGAATTGGAGGTAGTGGTGGTGATTTATATTTAGGTAATGCTAATAATAGTGCTTGGGTGAAAGTTCAAGATATATGTAGTCAAACTAATTCTAGTCTTTGGTCTATAAGACAAGACGGTAATGCTTATTTTAAAAATATTTATTCAGGTGCTGCTACTATTAATGGTAATTTATCAGTTGATGGTTTAATATCTAATAAAGGTATACTACCTGCAAATTATGAATTTAATAATAAAGGAACTAGTTGTTATGTTTCAGCTGATGCTTTATGTTCTGGAATTACTGCTATTACTGATAGTATACAAATTAATCAAGTAACTGTACAATATTCTAACGATAGCGGTAATAGTTGGACTAATTATCCTATGGGTAATGATGCTAAATTTAATCTATATGCTAGTAATGCAGGTTTAATTCAAGTTTACTTAGGTTATGATGTTATCACTGGTAATAATGATGCTGAGAAATTAGCTCAAGTAAAAAAGAATGAATTAATGGTTACTTTTGAAATCTCTAACAATTGTTACTCTCAAGTTTATTTTGCTAGTGTTGATATATCAAACGGTATTGATACTATTTGTACTGTAGAATGTCTAAATAATAGTGGTGCTGTAGTTAGAACTTATACTAAACATGTGACTGGATGGAATCAAGTTAATTATATAAATATATCTGAAGGTAATGCAGGTTATGGTTTAGGAAGTGATTCTAATAGATATATTAGATTTAGATTTAAACATGACCAAAAGACTACTGCTTTACGTAATACTGTAATAAATAAAATACGAATATTTTCTTTTACTAAGTATTCATTTCCTACTGATAGATTTATGGGTCATACAGGTCATATATATAATTTCGATTATAATATGAATACTTACTTCCCTAATAGCATTCTTGCTAAAGGTGGAGTTACAGCTTATCAATCTTCTGACATCCGCTTGAAGCAGGATTTGCGGAAGCTGGATTACTTGGGTATCATCAAGGCAATGGGTGGCACATTCGGCTTTGCTTGGAAGAAGGACAACACAAGGTCTATCGGTTGGATTGCCCAGCACGTCTTGTGCAACCCTCACTTAAAGGACATCGTTGAGACGGACGAGAAGGGCTACTACAAGATTAACTACTGGTCTCCGAAGCTGATTGCAACGGCATTTGGTGCTATCGAGCAGGTGGGCGATGAGGTCAGCAGGTTGAAGGCTCGGGTGGTCTTCCTCGAATCAGAGGTTCAGCGATTGAGCGGAGATAAGGAAGACTGCAACAAGAAGAGATTAGATAACAAGAATATTAATTCATTAAATTAGATTAGAAAATGGAGAATTTAAAGATTAACAAGAAAAGTGAACAGACAGCTGCCACTTACACCAAGGGTGGCTATCGAGTAGAAATCACCTACAATGTTGACAAGACGGGTGGCAACATTGAGAGCATCAATATGAGTATCTATGGTGACCCAAATGGTAATTATCTCGGCAATGCGAACGCAAGCTCCAACGGCAGCGAACTGACCTACAACATCAGCGGTGTTCCGCAGAGCAAGCTCAGTGAGGTATCAGCATTGATTAAGGAGGTCAATTCCGCTATCGCCGCTAATATGGCAAGCGAGGCAGCAGAGTAAGTATCGTGAGTATTAACGCAGGGTGGCTCTTATAGAGCTGCCTTGCCTAGTGTTCAATGTAACAGTAGAGCGAGTTGTTACTAAAGAAGTTGTAACAGAATTAGAAACTAAAGTTGAATATTAAAAAAAATAAAGATTATGTCTTACAATAGTGAAAACGGAATTATTAGTGCTCCTGTTAGCATTGATGATGTTAAACAAGCTCTTGGAGAGAGTAGCAATGACCTTGCTACTCTTTGTAAGAGTGAAAATATAAATATATGGAGTAAGTATAAACCTATTAGTTGTAAAGGTGAATTTAAAGAATATCCTATTAGAGAAGACTCTGAGGAAATAGTAACATCTTCATATAATAAATATACTTGTGTTGTTCGTTGTGGTATGAATATACCTATGGATACTTATAAGAACTTACGTTATAATTATGGAGGAGAAGGTTTTGCTATTGAAGCATGTAAAAAACTTTATATTGATAATGTATATGGAGTTAGAGGTATTGATAAAGATGCAAGTACTAATTCGCATACTGTATATGCTTCAGGAAAACATTTTCCAAAAGGTGGTGCTAATTCTCCTTATAGATTAGGTGATTTTAGAAACTATAATAGTAAAGCAATAAGTAATATGTTTCAATCTTCTATTCCTCAGTTATTTAATGTTGAAATTTATTATTCTTCAACTCCTAAATTTAATTGTGTTCTATATAAGAATGCAGGTGTTGATGATAATACAAATGTTACTATGGAAGATATAATTACCGATTTGTATTTAGCTTGGTCTTTTTGGATACAAATTTGTTATGATTCACCATATAATACTACTGATAAGATTTATAAAAATTATTATGTTGGTAATTGCAAAAAACCAACAGATTATATATATGCTGGTAGAGAAATAACTTTTGATATAGGTAGTGGAGATAAGGTTATTACTATTGTACCTTTTTTAGCATATACTCGTAACGCAACTTTATATGATGATACAAAAATAATTTTTATATCTCCTCCGGGTGCTATTAGTTTTAAATATTATCCTAGACAAATTAATATGGAAAGTATTAAAAGTGGTTCTAGTGGTTTTGTTGATTTCTCATCGTTGAGAGAATTAGTTGGTGCTACTTGTATTTGTAAAGCTAGAATATATAAACTTCCTGATGTCACATTTACAGTTAATGATGGTATATTTAGAAGTGTTTGCTCATATGGTAATAATAAGACAACATACGGAAGAGGTTATGTATCTAATAGCTCTGGTCAAGATACAGGTTCTGTAACTATTCCTGAAGGTGATAGAACAGATTATGTTGAAATATATATAAGATTTGATAATATTTATGATGGAGGTTATTATGGACAAAGATGTCAATTATCTTTTGAAATTAATATAGATGGTGGATGGAAACAAGTTCCTCCAGGAGGTAGTTATATTATGAATTAAAACGTAGATGTTCTTAATATAATAAATGTGCTAGAAACGTATTTGTGGTTTACGTTCTCACCGAGAAAGCAGACACATTGCGACCTAGTGATTATCCAACGTGGGGAAGCTGATTTTTAAAATACGTAAATTTTGCTCCTCCTGCATTGCTATTCGGAATTATTTTCTTAACTTTGCAGTGTTAATAGAAAAGATATTCTGCTATGGCAATCTGGAGAAGAATATTGTATAACATAAAAATAAAGAAACAATTATGAAAAAGATTAAGACAATCGAGGCTGTTGCAGCCTACAGAACATTGAAGGCATTGAAGACATCATCAATGAGCGATGATGCCGCTATGCGAGTTTGGAAGAATATGAAGGCACTGCGCCAAGTAGCCGATACCTACGACAAGGATGTGGAGGAAGCGCAGCAGAGCTTGAAGGACGATAAGTTCGAGGAGATGCAGCGCAAACTCCAGGAGTGTCAGCAGTTTGAGCAGAAGCACGCCAATGAGGGCTACGAATACACCAAGGACGATTCAGCCAAGTTCGCTGAGGTCAATGAGTACTTCTTCAATCAGAAGCAGAAGACCGAGAAGTATTTCAAGGAACTTGCCGACAAGGAGGTAGAGGTAGCCATCGAGGCAGTTGACGAGAAAGAGCTTTTCAAGGCAGCGAAAGATTGCAGCTTGAAGTTCGCTGATATGGAGAGCCTTGAGGTTGTGATAGGATAAACACTAATAGCGTTAGAATTTGGTAAGGAAGCCGTTCTAACGCTATTTTTGCAGCCATCTACTTTCAGATTGTTACTTTTTATAAAGTTTAACACAAAAATATTCTCATTTTCGCTGGTTTTGTGCAAAAGAGTGTATCTTTGCACCATCATTTAATTAAAATCAACGCTTATGAATAAAGAAGACGAAGACAACCTGTTAAAGTGGTTGAAAGACAAAGATGTCAGTGAGGTTATGGACTTACTGATGCGACACGGTAATCGGTATAGCAGAAGGATTCTGAAATTTTTCAGATGGTTTTGCAAGTACGTTCCTATCACGCTTATGTGCTTTCATGCATACGGCATTTATGAATTCTCTCAGCATCCTCGTGAAATGTTCATCCCTTATGCGGAGAATGCAACTTGCTATCTCTACATATATTTTATGGTGTACGTCCTGCCAATGGTTTTGATATTAGCAAGCCGATTTTTCTTCTTGTGTTGGAGATACCGCATTCCCTTCTTCTACTTTGCAAGCATCAATGCGGCTCACATTGTGGAATGGAGCTGGTATACCACCAAAGATATGGTAGATTCTTGTTTTACAGTCATGGTAGTAACGGCAATATTCTATCTGTACTCTTTTGTGGATTTGTTTATCAGCAGGTCAAAGTTAGGACGTAAAATCTGTGCATAATGGGAAAGATATTGAATTATAAGATGCTCGGAACGGCTTTTAAGTCGCTGAGTGATGCTTGCTTTAAGGCTGACGAGCAGCAGCGAAATGGTGAGGTCATCACCGCTTGCGGAATGAGCGATGATGACCTAGATAGATTGTGCGACATCATCCCCGATATGCTTAACCCGATGCTATCTACCGAGGAAGTCAAGGAGAAACTGCATGTTTCTGATGCTACGTTGAACAGGATGGTCGCTAGGGGTGACATCCCGAACGGAAAATGCAAGAAGCGTGGGCACACCCGATATTGGAAGAAGTGGGATATACTGCACTTCATTAAGAGCAAGAGAAAATCATAACGTATTAATAAGCCCTATCGCAGCACGGATAAGCGAGCATATATGAGTATGGATTATATGTTTTGTACTTTGATTATAGTAGCGATACTGGTAATAATCAACAGCACGTTTATTGCTTACCTGTATCTTTCCTATAAGTATAAAACGATAGATAAGTTCTTCATGGCTTGGGTGACATCATCAACTATGATATTGATAATGTGGTTCGTGGAAGGATTGTATCTGTATCTAACAAATTAATGATGAAAAATTTGGTGGTTTCGGAATTATTGTCTATATTTGCAGTGCTTTTTAGAGCAGCACTTTTAAGAGCATCGCATTTCCGAGCAGGAATGTAATATTCCCCTATACTACGCCAATAGTATAGGGGAATTTTGCTTCTACTTCTATCCTAATAGTTGAACATGTAAGTGTTCCTTACAAGTTGAGTAAGAGAGGTAAGTGATTGCCTCTCTTTTTTGTTTCAGTTTGCGTGAGTGACGTTGCAATTTTTGCAACAATCACTCTGACTTTCCTTTTTTTGTTTTTACATTTTCAAGAAGTCTTCTATATCTATGTACTCAATACCGAAATTCTCCGCACATTGTTTGTCGGAGTCCGAGAAGTCACCTTCTTTTCCACTAGCATCGCCTATCATTATCAACTCTCTTTTTTCCCAAGAAGAATATGATTCTAGCATTCCTGTATTTGGCTTTCGCATATCTATTTCTGCATTCGATGGACAATACATAGAGTTGACGAAGATATTTCGTCCGGTATGATTGCGAAGATATTTTTGCATAAAGCTTTCAATAGCCTTAATCTTGCCGATAAAATCCTGTTCGTCAACAAATTGAGGGATGCCTCCTTGGTTTGAGACTATTTCAACATAGTAAAGAGTAGGGAATGCATCTACAATCTTATCCAAAACCTCTTTACGGATTTTGAAATCTGTTACATCTGTAGGAAAGGTGTTTCCTGATATAGTTGTAATAATCGTGTCATCTAAATCAATGAATAATACTTTTTTCTTGATTAAATATCCTTTTTCTGTCATAATTTTGCTTTTTTCTATATTGATATATTAATATCTTTATCTACGAAAATTAAGTTTGTAAAACACAGTTGTTTCGGTGTGTCTCACCATTTTTATTACAATGCAAAGATACGACAAAAAAGATGGCTTTGCAAATAAATTAATGCAAATTTTAAAACGTTATCTGTTTTTAATGAAATCATTAACAATTCTCTCTATGGTGTCTTGCTTGATAGCTATAGGGGCATCACCTTGATATTCTATCACTTGGTTGCCGCATTCCTTCCAAAATAGGTTGCTATTGATGCGTTCGCCATCTACCAAGATCCAATCCGGATGATGTTCAAACGAATGCATATTAGTTAGCGGAACGAGAATGAATAATTTATTCTCCATCTTGTTTACGAGTACCGACAAGTCATTATCATCAAATGTAATGATAACTCGATTTTCATTCTCAGATAGAACGTTAAAATCCTCATTAAAACGTTCATAAAGGTAATTTTTGATTTTCGAACAACTCATATTCTTGTAATTTTATAGGAGGGCAGATGGAAAAATCCAAGGTCTGCCCGCCAAGTTAAACTTATAAGGAAATCTTCTATAATATCGACTGACAGAGCCATCCCATAAGATAGCATGGTTCTTCGCCTTGCATATCTATTCCCAGATGGTTGCATATATGTGCTACTACATGAAACATTTCATGTGTGAGACTATTTATATACTCACCTTCAGAAGTAGACTTGCAAATGAGCACAACACTTGTTTTCTTTGAAACATTTGTGTATGTCAATCCTTTGTTTGAAGAATCGGTTGAAATGTGGTCGTATGCATCCAATAATGGTTGCCCCTTACAATCAATGGAACTTAGTAAGTCCATAGCTTCGTCAACATCTTCTTGATTAGCTATATGACATACAATCACATTCCAATCGTATTTCTCCAAGTAAATTTCTTGTTTAATCATAATACATCATCCCATGGAATGCCGATACCATTATGGTTGCAATCGGCATAAAATCTATTGAAAATAAATCCGTCCGCTTGGTCTGGGTCATCCACCATATCCTTAATGAATTGAGCCAAAGCAGCTTCGTCTTTTAAAGAAGACTTAAAGAAATCGGCTCTAGCCATGTTTGCGACATAAACGAAATCGTAATTGTCGGCATTCTCCAACTTTACGTTGTTGACTTTAAGAAGTTCCTCGACTGTATCTTTTTCTGTCGGTTCAACTTTTTCGAGCTTACCAGTTGTTGCGTTTGTCTTGCGCATTAAGGTAATAGCCCAGTCGCACATCTTTTTATTGAAGTGCCAGCCATTGTAGCGAAGGTATGCAATCATCCCTTCCGGCTTCATATCGTATGCGTCAAGTGGTATTTTGTATCTTCCCATAATAAAAGCTTTTAAAGGAGGTGGAGATTTCTCCCCACCTCAAAGTGTAATACTAATAGCGATAACCGCCACCTCTGCGACCACCATGTCTTTCACCATAGCGGTCATCATCGTCATCCCAATTGTCTCGGTAATCCGGCATTGGGTTTCTGTGACCCATTCGTCCATACTTGTCATCCCCCATTTCATCAATGCAGTGCATGAGTTTACCACCATACTTAAGCATCTTCTCTACAAGTTCTGACATTTCATTTACCTTGTTTTCGGTAATTTCTATCATGTATCCCATAATGATTTACTTTTTTGTATTAACTTTTTCCAAAGCCACTGACAACATAGACTTAATATCGGTCAAAGTTCCCTTCATTCCGCTAACCTCGCTTTTGAGGTTATTGATGTCTTCTTCCTGTTGTCTGTCTTTGGCTATTTGTGGATTCAATACGGCACGCATCTTTGCGCACTCTTCCATAACCTTTTTGTGGTATGGCTCGCTTTCCACAATCTCCTTAGAATGCCGATACATAGCCTCAACTTCCGCATCCATAGCTTCACGGCTTTCAGAAACCACGAGGTTTTCCGAATTTGCAATTTGCATATTGGATGGGAGTTGTTTGAACTCCATTTGTTCATTAGGCAATTTTACGACAACATCAACGGTAGTCTCCATTGGTTGTGGGTTGAATTGCCCAGGAGTATATGTTGGGAACTTAGGTTGTGGGTTACTGACCGATACAACCTGTCCGATTTTAAGACTTGGGTTTTCACCCTTGTCAAGCACATAGAATATGCTGTTAGGTCGAAGTCCTTGAAACATAGCTTTGTAATGTTAATTGTTAAACAATACCCGTCATTAGCTGAAGGGTGTTAGTATCTCGCTCGAACCAAAACTGATAAACTCCAGTTCCTGCAATGTCGGCTACCGTCAAAGGATTGCCGTTGAACTTAGTTACAGCTTGGGTTACGCCATTGGTCTCGAAAAGGATTGGCAGCGTATTTGTCGTACCAGTCGGAATAGCTTGATGTAGGTTCACAAAGATAGTTCCCCTATAGTTAGCATTCACGAAGGCGTGGTTTCTGAACGAGAAAACGACATTTTCGGTGTTCACCACCACGCCTGTAGATGCGATAGCTGCCGAGCCGTTACGATTAACCCATGCAAAAGGTCTCATCCATAACATAGCAGCCTCCTTTCCTAATTAACCCCAAAAGCTTGCATTGTTGACACCATTCAGACCATATAAGCCTGTTTGCCAAGCAACACAATTTGGAACAGCAGTAAATGGACTGTAGCTGGTTGTGACAGTTGATGGAAGCTTACACTTGATACCATCTACCTCTTTTTGCAAGCCAGCCAACATCGCGTTGACAGGTGCCATAGCTTGACCTACAATCTGCGAAGTCATGGCAGAAGACTTATAAGTTCCATTCTCTTCACGAAGATGGTCTATCTTGTCCTGCATATCTCTGAGTTCTGCTTGGCGTTGGCCATTAACTACGGTCTGAGTACTATCTTTAATAGCATTCAAAATGTCGCATGTCTGACCCTTGGTTTCGAAAGCAACATTAGAAAAGCCTCGTTCCTGACTTACGGCTACATTGTTGATGGCATTCTGCAAAGTGCCAGTCTGCTGACACATAGCCAACTTGACGTTTCCGTCCATAGCCGTAATATTGTTATTAACACGGCAGCAGCAATCAGCGAGTTGTGATGCAATCTGCATGTTACCTTGCTGAAGAGCGTTGATGGTTTGCATTCCGCTCATGCCTACTTGGTTGCCCACGTTCTGAACTTGGGTTGTCAAGGCAGAGATTGCTTGTTGAATCTGTCCTTCAGTACAATTGAGCTGAGTAGCGAGATTACTGAGTGCATTACGATTGCCACCGATAGCATCCATAAGCAAGGAACGACCATAGTCATTGTTGATTTCGTTAGCAAGACCTCCGCCATTGCCACGGCCACCAAAGCCGAAACCATTACCGCCCCAACCGCAGAAGCAAAGGATAAAGAGCAGCCAAATGAACCAAGAACCATCACCATTGCCGAATCCGTTATTACCCTTCATCGCAAGAAGAACGTTTGGATCAACGCCTCTCTGTTGGAGCAAAGGAGCTATCAAGCTCATCATTCCTCCATTGTTACCTGAACCCTCTGGATTAAAAACATAAGTTTTTGATGTCTCCATAAGAATAATCTTTTTGTGTTAAACCTTAATTAAACTAACTCTATGTAACGTTACGGCTGCAAAGTTACGAATAATAAGGATAAGATTAAATAACTCTATCAAACTTTCTTTTAATCGCTAATAATCAAGTAGTTAAGGTGATAGGAGGTAATATCATACTTCCGGATGCATGGAAATCAAAGGCTTGTTTGCAAATTCCGTTTGCAGAAAACGAAAAATGCAAACGGAACAGCAAACAGAAATTAAGCACACACGAACTTGAAACCAAACTTTTCAGTATAGTATTCCTCTTTAGGGTGTCTTTTTGTCTCGGAGTCATAGCAGAGAATGAACGGCTCACCCTTAGAGTAGAAATAGTTATAAGACTTTCGCAAATACATCTTAGCATTCAAAGCCTTTGAGGAGAGCTTTCTTATCCTCAACTTTGTCTCTTGCGGCTTGCCCGACATAACTCTAAGTTCATCCATTTTGTATTGCATGTGAAGTTTTCTTCCTTTACTTGCATATCTTTCTTTATTCCAATAGTTTCTTAGAGACTTGTTTCGCTCTTTACGAATTCTATTTATCGTTTCTACATTGTGTTTTAAACCAAGCTTACTGACTTGTCCTAATATTGTAGATTGAGGAATATTCAACACTTCGGAAATTTCCCTTGCTGTCATCGTTTGGTACATGACGGAAATTTGGCTGATGGTTTCTTTACTCAACTTGTTGTCTATTTTTGTGCCACCTAAAATAGTGATATATTTATATAAGGTGTGTAGTGTAACACCAGCAGCCTTGGCTACTTCCTTTCGTGGGTAGTCATTGATGTGGACTTTAATATAGTCTATCTGTTCTTTTGTTAATCTTCTTGGCATTCTTCATCCTCCTCAAAAGAAAATCCATATTTGTTCTTATAGTATTCTTCATTCATCCTATGAGTATTCCGGTCATAACCTAAAATGTATGGCTCACCTTCGAAAGCGAAATATCCATGTTTTGTTATGAGATTGTACTTGGCATGATATGCTTTTATAGGCATATCCGCAAATTTGAATCTTGTCTGTTGCGGAATGCAGGATATAACTCTGAATTTCTCCATCTGCATGGTTCTTTGCCAGCTTTTTACCCTTTTACTTATTGTTGCTTTCTCATACGCTTTCTTTAAATTTGCCAAACTGTTCTTTTTAAGTCTTTCGATAGTTTCATTCGAATGAGTAAGCTTTAGTCTTTTTGCCGCCTTTCCTACTGTAGACGGATGACACCCTATAATCTCGGCAATCTCTTTGACTGAATGGTTGGTGTAAAGCTTTGCAATTTGTTCATCACGCTTCTTGTTGGGTTTCGGAACAGGTCTTTTATGTTCGATTTTACAATTGCAATCATGTAGAATCTTATACAAGAATTTCACGCTGACACCCATTCTTTGTGCCAACTTGTATCTTGGTCGTTCATTTATGTGCGCCTTAATGATGTCTATTGTATCTTGTTCTATTATCTTCATTTTTATTCAGTTTTTTATGGTGTGACTCACCTGTATTTGCAAAGGTAATGAGATTTTATTGATAGAGCAAATAATTTAATGTGTTATAACTTTGTTTAAGGAAATATTTAATTATTTGCACAAAAATTAATTGTGTAGTTTTCTGACTCGGCTATTTTCACATTATTATATATAAATAGCTATCTTTGCAACAAAAAACATAAGGAAATGACAGCGGAAACTATTCAATTAATACAGACGGGAATTAATCTTCTTTGCGCATCGGGAGTTATCTCCACGTTGCTGTACTATAATAGTAGAAAACGAAAGGAGGCGGCACTCGCATCACAGGAAGAGAATAAGACTATTTCATCATATGCCGATGAGTGGAAGGCTCTCTATGAACGTTCCAACGAGTCGGTCGTTAATCTTAATAGTAAAGTAGATGAATTGTATGAGGAAATCAATCAGTATCGTATTACCATACGCAATCTAAGGGATGAGAAGAACGATTTGAAGCTTGCCTTGCATGAGGCACAATGGAACAGATGCATCAAGGATGGATGCCAACTTAGAACCCCACCAAGAAAGCGAGAATCCTTAGAAACGTTGGTTGAAAAGGAAGAAAATGAGATATATCGTGACAGGGAGGATTAAAATATGGTTAAGTATCTGAAATTACTCATACAAGTTAATAGCGGACATTCAAGCAAGGCATTCTTCTTAGTGTCCGTTACTCTGATAGGTCTCTTGATGCTCCTGGTTGTCTGCTTTATCTTAGTGTGGGAAGTGGTAACTTATGGGACTATCAAGACCGATTTGATGGGGTTAAGTGCATTTGTTGGTAGTGTGGCTAGTTTGTTCGTCACGGCTGGCATTACCAAGACTATAGGGGAACGTGGCGAACATCAAAGCGAAAAAGATAAATAGACTATGGCAGACTCAAGTATTTTAAAACCATTCATTCTCTCATTCGAGGGTGGATATTCTAACAAAAAGAGTGACAGGGGAGGCGCAACGATGAAAGGTGTGACCCTAGAGACGTTCCGTAAAGTTTATGGTGCTAGTAAGACCGCATCGGACTTGAAGAAGATAACCGATGAACAATGGCATCACATATTCAAGAAATATTATTGGGATGCTTGCAAGGCTGACCAAATCAACAACCAGTCAGTGGCTAATCTCTTGGTTGACTTTGCTTATAATAGTGGAGTAAGCAGAGCCGTACAAAAGATTCAAACTATCGTAGGAACAAAAGCTGATGGCATCATGGGTAATATGACCTTAGCTGCTATCAATTCATACAAACAAGGTCAATGGGCGTTGTTCGATAAGCTGAAGGTGTCACGAATTGCCTTTCTCAATGCGATTGTGAACAATGACCCAAAGCAAAGTGTGAACCTGCATGGATGGCTTCGCAGGGTTGGAAATATACAATACGGAAAGCTCGTATGTAATAACGGAAAGATAATCACTTGGTAATCTTACGAGACACAGGCTCAACTAAGGCATTAGTAAGACCATCATTCTTAATTGGGTGGTGGTTTTTTCTTCACTTTTGAAATTTTGAAAAAGAAAGAGTGGGCGAAGAAATCGTTCCTTTTGGTTTTATTTGTACCTTTGCACTCAAAAAGGAGGTTGATATGGAGCTTAGATTTGATTGGTGGCGTTGGCTCGTTACCATATTGGTAGGTTTCTTCATCATGCTGATGATGTACGGATGCCGGACAACAAGATATGTAGAAGTGGAAAAGGTGGTGCGAGACACTACTACTTACGCCCATTGGGACTCAATTATCAACGAAAGGGTCAAGCTTATTCAGGACAGCTTGCTATCTTATCATTGGGAGCAGACCGAAAAGCAGGTTAAGGATTCCACTTACATCAAGGATGATGTCAAGACAAGGGTAGATGAGAGTGGTAAGGTTCTAGGTAAGGATTCTACTCATATAGAGATTAGATACAGGGACAGCAAGGAACTATCCAAGGTTCGTGATAGCCTTATTCATTATAAGGAGATAGCAGAGCGAGCGAGTATATACAAGGCTCAGAGGGATAGCCTAAATAGAGAATTGAGTATCGCCCAGACCAAAAAGGAATATATTGAGAAAGACTTGGAGGGATGGGATTTGTTCTATTGGAAATTCGGTATGATTTCCTTTTGGGTCGTTTCCTTGATGCTGGTTACAATGATTTTCTTTCTCACGGTAAAATATAAGAAAAAGTTATTTTATTAGGTTGGTTTTTAGTTATTAAGGTTTTAGATTGGTTTAAGGTAACAACTTATGGAGCAGCTGCCAGTGATGGTGGTTGCTCTTTTTTTGTCTTGAAAATGCCTTAGAGTGTTAAATGTTAAATTTGCAAGCGGTTTAATGTATTTATAGTTTTGTATACGTAACTAAAATTGTGTTGTGTGTTAAAAATGCGCAATAAGAGCAGAAGAACACATTAAAACCCTTGCAGTTTGAAAATAAATTAGTATCTTTGCAGCGTGCTTTGTTGGTGCTGACACGCTTACAAGAATCAATAAGATTTTCCGTGGCGAAAGCCACATCACGATAATCCTTACCTAGATTTCGGTGTCAGACGAATGAAGGGTAAGGATTTCTTTTTAGAATCCTTGTTTTGAGTCGAAACATTCTTAGATTGCTCTAGGTTAGCAATGGGCAATAATTGTTGGAGTAGGCGAAACACAGATAAGTTAAACAAATAAGGAAACGAGTTATTATGCATCAGATTAGAATTGGTATCAAGCAAGCTAAAATTGCACTAGGCGATAAGAATCGCTTGGTGGGATTTTGTTTTGCCTTAAAGATAAAATTTCTATTCCGTGCATCAGACCTTCATTTTAGATCTACAAACCAAGCAGCTAAAGTGATGGGCTACAACAAGAAAGATTTCAAACAATATTTGGATTTATCAGTTAAATTTGGATATTGTAGAATTGAAACTAACAAGTTCGGTGTGAAGAGAATCATAGCGAACAGGTTGTATGACAGTTTCCAGTACAGCTACAAGACAAGACGATGCGAGATAACTAAACTGACCTTGCCTCAGTTGAGAAGTCTTTTGTGTGATGTCGTTGTGAGTAACAAAATCAATGTCATTGAAGATGTCTCCAATACGCATTGTAGAGCCGTCAATGGGAATACGATTAAAAGTGTACGTAGTGCCAAAAAAACGGAAGCTCGTATGTTGGAAAGACCATTCAATGAAAAGTACACAAGTTATTCATACACCAGCATGATGAAAGATACCTGTTCAACTAGATACCAAGTTGGGAAGACTATCAAGAAGCTTGTTAAGTCTGGTGCGGTAAAAAAAATAGTCCAATGTACAGAAGTCGGAATAGACGCATGTGCTTGTACTAACAATTGGCATTATTATGATGCGTTTGGAAATCTTATCATCATTTCGGCAAAATATCGAAAGGGTCAACTGCGATGCGCTAACAAATACAAAGTCCTAAAAAGCCAAGTATCTAAGTCGAAGAGTGGAACGAACCCAAAAATTATTGAGCGAAAGATGAAGTGGGTAAAAAATCGAACGTAATAATAGTAGACGAGAGAATCAATAAATAACCTGCACTCGTAAGGGAGTTTGTAAAGGTAAGGGGAATATACGAAGTATATTTCACTTACGTATAGTAAACTACTCGTATGTGTGTGAGGTTGATTAAAGAAACTAAGAAAAGAAAGAAGCTATGGGAGAAAGAAGACAAACGAAGGGGGATGAGCACAGAAGCGTTGCAAAGCCAACTTATGAAGAGTTTACAATGTATTGCTCGATGGCAGGTTTTATGAAAGACAATCTAAAGTGGCTTTATGGTCGCTTCGATGATGTCGGATGGTTGCTTCCAAGTGGTAAAGTCCCTAAGAAATGGGAGGATTTGGTCAAGAAATGGAATTCCTTGAAAAATCCAAGCCAGACTTACCGCAAGCATGGTTTCAAGTTCAAGACCAAGGAAGAGAAGATGCACGACTGCTACGAAGTGTGGACAGATGGTTCTGCAGTACTGAGGACTGATACCAAGCGAAGAAAGTTCACTGGTGGTGCTGCCTATGTGATTTTACACGAAGGCAAGGTATATAAGCAGGGAAACTACGGAACTATAGACACGACAATTAGCCGTATGGAGCTTTTGGCTATCATCTGTGGTGTTGGTCATTGCCCACAAGGTGCGGTTGTGACGGTTCATAGTGATAGCCAATATGCACTTAAAACTTTGAGCGGTGTTTATTCTGCACACAAGAACTTAGATTTGATGGAGAAGTTTAGAAAACATTCCGCTCATGTAGCACACATCACTTGGCGCAAGGTGAAGAGCCATTCGGGAGTTGAATATAACGAGCTTTGCGACAGATTGGCAAACGAAGGTAGAATAGCTGCCGAGATTAAGGCAGGGTTAAGAGTTAATTCAAAAGCTTAGAGAAATGAAGATACGGACATTCGAACTATGTGCCGGATATGACTCTCAACTGATGGCTTTGGAGCGACTGAAGAAGAAACATTCTGATTTCGATTACGAGTGCATCGGATGGTCTGAGATAGAGCCAAGCGCAATAACATTGCATAACGCTTGTTTTCCTAGTCTGTCCGGCAAGAACTTTGGTGATATGACCAAGATAGATTGGAGCAAGGTTGCTGACTTTGACTTGTTGACATACTCAACACCTTGCCAGTCTGTTTCGCAAGCCGGAAAGCAGAAAGGAATAGAGGAGGGAAGCAATACACGTTCCTCTATCCTTTGGTTTACAAGAAACGCCATTATTACCAAGAGGCCGAAATACCTCTTAATGGAGAATGTAGAGGCTTTGGTTCAAACAAAGTTTATCGGGTTCTTCAACAAGTGGCGCAAGGAGTTGGAATCCTACGGATATGTTAACTATGCTAAGGTGGTAAATGCAGCCGACTGCGGTGTTCCTCAGAACAGAAAGCGTGTCTTCATGCTCTCTATACGAAATGATGGTGATAAGATAGATTATCATTTTCCGAGAAAGACAAAGCTGAAGAAACATTTGGTAGATGTCTTGGAGGAAAATGTGGACGAAAAGTACTTTATGAGCGATGCTCTGCTATGTAAAGAGAAATTTGTGTCAAATGAATGGAAAGAGCCTATGAGTGCAGCTATAAGAACTCGCTCTGAAGGGAAGTGGATAAAAGGCGAAATACATAGTCCAAAGGTCGAGCTTGGAAAGAATATAGCCAATACCATTACATCTGCGAGCAAGGACTCCTTGGTTGTGCTTGGAGAGACAAGGTTGCGCATTAGGCGTTTGACTCCGAGAGAACTCTTCCGCTTAATGAACGTTGACGAAGAATATATAGACAAGATGCTTGAAAGTGGAGTGTCGAAGTCAAGTCTTCAAAAGGCTGCTGGAAATTCTATAGTCGTAGCATGCATGGAGAGAATATTCAAGGAACTTTGGTTTTCTGAGAGTAATGTTAAGGTCGCTGATGATGGTCAGCTATGCTTATTTTAAATATTGACGATATGATGTTTTTAAATATTAACGAGAAAAAGGAGAAAGCAAATGCTATCTCATACAAGATAGATGAGTACATCTGGGGACGAAAGGATTTTGTTACCGATTGCCCCTATGGTGAGAAAGGCAGATACACCAATGCAATTAATAAAGTTGGTGATTTGGGGTGTAATACTTGCGAATGGCAGGTAAGACATGACCCAAGTACGCAAGTTGTGATGTGCTCCCATCCAAAGGTGGAGAAGAGCAAGATTAAAAAACTTTTTAAGGATATGTGATATGGATAAGGAGAAATTAAAGAATGATTACGAGAATGCTTGCAATGCTTACTTGAAGGCATTCTGTGAGAAGCATGAATTTTACGGATTAGATAATCCGGAGACATTTTGGATAGGTGACCAAGTTGGAGGAATAGCTAATTGTGGCGATTTGACTTTCGATATGGCTACTATTGTAACAGATATTGAAAAGGAAGCTCCCGAAGAAGAGTTGTTGAAGTGGTACGATTATACTATTGAAGCTAGAGAGTTCAATTTGCCTGTTCCAAACTTCGACCATTGGCTTATGGGGTGTCCTATAACACCAAGTAAATGGTTCGAGATTATGCGAGCAAAGCGCAAGGAATTTGAGGACTTGTTGAAACAAGAAAATGAAAGGTTGAAACATGGAAAGAAGTAATCTTTTTAATCATTTGTTGAGGATATTTGATGAAGGTCTCAGTATGAAGACTACCGAACTTGAATATGGTACACTTGAAGTTACTGTAGAGAATCGAAGCCAAGACAAGAAAATCACATTCTTAGCAAAGGGCATGGAGGATGCCAAGCAGAAAGCAGCGGAATGGCAGGTTGGACAAATGCTCTTGAATTGCGATGATTTCGAGGAGATTGTTATGTTCTTGGCTCAAAGAAAGAAACTTAAAAAGGAAATGGCAAATGGATAAGAATTTTAGAAGTTACTTTTGTTGCATCCATTTCTTGGAAATACAAAATACAAGTACAGGAAATGTCTTGAAATGCAAGAAAGGTAGCACTACGAAAGTACAAGGGAAGAGACTGACAGAAATTGCTGCAAGGTGCAAAAACTACAAAGCGTAAGGCACACGTTAAAGAACATAGTAAGACGAAATTAAGGATAAAGGTGATAGTAGAAAGAGTGTTTGAGAAAGAGAAAAATGTAAAAAGTTTAAAATAAATGGTAGAAACTATATTAAACAATTAAAATACATTAATAAAATAAAGAAACACATTAAAATGCTTGCATATTTTGAATATTCTTTGTATCTTTGCATTGCAATTAAGAAATAAAGGTTATTAATTTGAAAAGGTGAGACACACCATAAAAACTGGGAATGATGACAAAAAAGGAAATAATAAAACAATGGTTGGATGAGCCGAAAGTGAGATATTGTAATAATTCTAATTTCACTTTGGGTTATGGTGATGGCTGGGATTGGGTTAAAGATGTTCTACGACCAGCTATCACGAAGAACGCTATGTTTCTCAGATTCTTGGAGTATGGTTTCCGTGAGATAGAAGAGTTTTTGAAATCAAAAACCGGAAAACCGAGCGAAGAGGATTGTTCCTTGTATTCTGTTGGATATAAGGATGGTGTCAATGATGCCATGATTGCAATTAAGAATAGATTTGAAAATTTAAAATAGGAGGTTAAATGGATTTAGGAAAGGCGATTAAGACAATGAGGGTAAGCAAGGGCTTGACCCAACGACAACTTGGTAAGGCTATCGGTTGTAGTGAGACAAATATGTTGTTTATGGAGACCGGAAGAACGTTTCCACGTAAGAGTAAGATTGATGCAATATGCAAGGTATTGGAGATTCCGATGTCTTATTTGTTGATGTTCTCTATTACACCGGATGATATTCCCGAAGATAAGCAGAGTTTGTATACAAGCATCGTTGAGCCGATGCGTAACGAATTTATTAGGGAGTTGTTGCGATGAAGAAATGCTATTATTTTGTGGCTAAGTATGTCAAGAATGGCATAACATGTACATGTACAGGTACACAAGAGACGATTGAAGGCTATTTTGATTTTGTCAGTGCAGGAAATTTTATAGCACAGAATCATAATATTGATTACAAGGACGTAATTGTAACTTTTTGGTCTGAGATTAATTCAATAATGTTAGATAAATATAGGGAAACATTAGGAGAGCAGAAAAATGGTTGAATTCGAGTATGAAGGCAGTATCATTTTGAAAAATTACGATTTCCATTTTATGCCTTGTGTAGGGGATAAAGTCGTAATTAACAATCTTACATACAAGATTAAGTCTCGTGTGTTCAAGTGCCAAGGAAAGACAGTTAAAGTTGTTTTAAAAAAGGTTGATAATGAGAATACGAATAGTTAAATATGTTTGTGCCGATGGAGTAGAAAGAGGTATCTTGGAGTATCGCAACCATTGGTGGGAGAAGTGGGAGCCATTGCATCAGGAAGGCAAGCTGGCTTATGTCTCATATATGGGAACGAAACCATATAAGTCATTGCAGGAAGAGTGCTTTGATGTACTTGGGTTGAATGAAGAACAGATAAAGGTTCGTGAACAGATGTCCCGTTATATCTTGGATGCCGAAGAGGTATACATTGGTGCAAGAATTGGTAACGAATATCGTATCGGCTATGATGTTGATAATGATGAGAGTTTGGAAACGCTTAGGAATTTGGAGGAATAGTTATGTTCGGAAAGATTTTTTCGGTTAAGACCGATATTGTATATCGTAGAGAAGAGAGTTTGAATCTCTTCGATGGCAAGAAGAAACTTGATAAGGTGGTGTCCGGTCGGGTATTCAAGGAGCAAATCAAGTTCTTTGGTTTTACCATCAGAACAAAGTTTTTTTATCAGATTTGCTGTCCACAAGTCAATATGAATGATACTCATGAGGCTTGCACATTGAATCGGGTCGAGGATTTGGTGAGAACGGAGTGCTATAATAAGGTAGTAGAATATTCAAACAGAAAGCATCATGCCTAGTGTTAATTGTTTCAGAAGAGTCTTGTTGAACGTAGGTGGCAAGAAGATAATTATCAGTGTTCCGAATGGAATGACCGAAACCGAAGTGAATAAGGTTATGGTCGTTACTAGGGCTTATCTTCAGCAGTATGTATATGTCGAAATGGTCTTAGCAGAGTGCTTTATGCAGAAAATCGAAAAAAGTATTCTGAAGAAGAAATGCGTTAGGTTTGAAGTTAAGAAGAAGTGGGTGGACTGCAAGAAGAACCTTCGAAAGGTGGTTAAGTATTATGACGCTTATGTTCCTAATGCAGATTTTAATGAAGAATTCGCAATGACGTTCTATGACAAGATTAGTGGAGACTTGTATAAGTTGCGAGATAAGCTTGCTTTAAGATTACAGAACTTAGGGATTGGTGAAAAATCGGGAGTTTATGCGAATGCAATCATTCTGTACAATCTGACCAACCTTTGTTTGGGAACTTATGAGAATATCATCCGTAAGCTGTATGAAGATTTGCATGTAAACTTAATGCAAGCGTTCAAGGATTTTGCTCCTATCTTGGCCTTTGAAAACTCTTATGACTTCATGGCATTAGTGATGGATAAGGATTTCAAGAGATTGGCTGACCATTTGATGACAAAAGAAATTCTTTCTTATTTCGATAAGGTAAGAAAAGGTGTCTTTGACGAACAGACTTTGAATGAGGCGGCTATCAACGCAACGGAAGACCTGAAGGACGATGAGAAAGATTTACAGCGAACTTACATAGGAATTAGTGACTTTATGAAGAGTGACTATCCTCTGGATAGTGTGACATCTAAGAAAGCAAGCTGATGAAAATAGAACCAAGTGAGTTCTTGCCGATAGGTAATGAGTTTCAGAAAATCTTTGGAATAAGCTTTGGAAAATTCATAGATATGCGGTTTCTTTTAGCGAGAAAAGAGTTAGTCTTCAATCTGCTGAAGTTCACAGATTGGCTTGAAGAGTGCTATCCGGATGAGTGTTCCATTGATGGAGTGAGTTACAATGCGGTTGTCGAGCGAAAATTTGGCAAGCGAGGGGTTAAAATGATAAAGAAACTATTGCAATGAAGTATATGGGTAGCAAGGCTAGAATCGTGCATGAAATATTGCCGATTATGCTTGATAAAGAACATGATACGTTTGTAGATGCTTTCTGTGGTGGCTGTAGCGTTATTGAGAACGTTCCGGACACGTATCGAAGGATTGCCAACGATAAGAATAGGTATCTTATCGAAATGTGGAAGTATCTTCAGAATGATGGGTTTGTCTTCAACCATATTAGTAAGACGTTGTATAACTTTGCAAGAGACTGCTATCACGGAAAGAATAAATTCTTCACAGAAGCAGGTGTCGGACTAATTGGCTTTATGGCGAGCTTTAATGGACGTTTCTTTGATGGTGGCTATAGCGGACATAATGTTGTCGGCAAGAACGGAAAGGCAAGAGATTACATAAGGGAGCAGATAGAAAATACAATGCGTGATGTGCCTCTTCTCAAAGGTGTCGAGTTTTATAGCGGCAGTTATGATGAACTTGTGATACCGGATAGGAGTATAGTGTATTGCGATTTGCCTTACAAAGCTACGAAAAAGTATGATGTATCAAAGAATTTCGATTACGAAAGATTCTATATATGGTGCATGGAAATGGCTAGAAGAGGTCATAAGGTATTTATCAGCGAGTATCAGATGCCCCAAGAGTTCAGATGTGTTTGGGAAAAGGAAGTAACAAACTCTCTTAACCCGAATATAACAAAGAGACCAGTCGAAAGGTTGTTTACAATTGATTAGAAAGAAGAAATGAAAGAAACTTATTGCTTGGAAGATACGCTTTACAATACAAAGCGTTACTTCACGTTTGAAAATGGCGTAGTATCAGGAACAGAAGTTGCACAGGAATACTTTAATATTTTTCTTGATCTTGCAAGTCGGCTTGGCTATAAGGTAGTGAAATTATGAAAAGGCGGGTAAACAAGGATTGTCCGTTCTCGGCAGAAGAATTGGATGAGTTCAGAGCAGCCTTATATAATGTGAATACATCTTTTCACTGCTGTAATGCAGCTCCGGTAGACTGGGCGGCAGGATGGCAGCGGAATGATATAAGAAAGACGAGGTAGGAAAGCCATAATCTACCAAATACCCACGTGCCAAAGCCGTGTGATGCCTTGCGTGGGGGCATGATGATAAACTAGGAGTCGCACGGCTTTATTTGAATGTTTCATAACTACAAATAGCCTATCGCTAATGGTTGTTCCCTTGGGCAGGGAGATAGTTAATACCGCATCGTAAGATGTGAACACTTAAAATTTGCCGACAACCATTGGCAAATGCCTATTAGTCAGCGGCAGAAACCCTTGGGCAAGGTTGGGAATGGTGCACAATCTTCAAATTCGCATCTGTCGCTGACAAACGGATGAGTGGCATTGGCAACTGAAAGCAATGCGACCCTCGCAAACTTGGAGCGGATTTTCTGATTAAACATTCCGTGTACCAGGTCACTGGGGAGGTGTTGACACCAACAAGGGTTTAAATCCCTTGTCATCCACTAATTTTAAAAGGTAAAATCATGAATGAGTATTGTAAGAATTTGATTTCAAATGGTGTTCCTAGCTGGATAGTAGAGGAGGCTTATAAATTTACAATTGAGCCTTTGAAATCAACAGAAGGCTTGGTTGGAATTGATAAGGAAAATAGTGAGCTATATAGAAATGTCATTATCGCAGCCTACATTGAGGGTGCTAATGCTACATTGGAAAAAGTGCAAAGATATTATGGCGGTGAGGAACATAGTTAGACAATGGAACGAGGCAACAGGAGGATATTCGTACCGCTTCAAAGGTGGAGATATTTTCCTTCGCTTGGTAAAGGCTGATGGTATTTATGAATTGCGTAACCCTATAGGTTATGGTGTTCAAGTAGTCAAATGCAAAGACTTGGATGAAGCAGATGCAAAAGCCAAGGAAGTGCTAGAAGCTTTTTTTGAAGACAAAGTTAACATAAAAGTTATTTGATTATGGACTTAGAATTGTTGATTGATAAGATAGACTTTAGTCAAGGTGCAAGGCAGGTAGCCAAGCAAGCCTTGGAGTTGGGAATGAAATATCAAAAAGAAGGTGCTTGGCATTCTGTTGAAGAGCTGCCTGAGTATAACAGACGCATTGTCGGTCTGACCAAGGTTCGCAAGCGTTTCAAGCATCTGAATTTCTTAGGCGAGGAATGGTGGAATAGGTTCACGAAATCAAACGCCATCTATAAATGGGCTTATGTGGACGATTTAGTTTGATAGTAATCGTAGAAATCCATAATGCTATTTTGTTTTAAATGTTTGCCCCATCACTATATATAATAATGTAGTGGTGGGGATTTTTGTGTTAACGTCAGTAAATTATTGGTGTTATGTGTTATGATATATTAAAGAATAAAAGAAACACATTAAAAAGTTTGCATATTTCAGATATTCTTTGTATCTTTGCAATGTAATTAAGAAACAAGGTTACTAATTTTAAAAAGGTGAGACACACCATAAAAACTGTAAGAAGAAAGTGGAAAAGAATAATGTATATGTAGAGGTGTTGGCAAAGATTGCCAGCCTCATGGGTAGAACAAAGGAGTCTATCCAGATGTCGTCTTCAAATACTCATACGAGTATTACGATGTTTGCTGAAAATAATAGCAAGATTATTGGAAATTGGTATTTTGATGCTTCCGATAGCAAGGAGTTGGTGGATGCTACTTTCAATGGTCTGAAGGCTTTGGTTGAGTCTCTTGAGCACAATAAGAGCAATGACGGACAAGCAGCGTAAGTACATAGAAACTCTTATCAAGAAAGTGTTTCGTAATGCAGATTCGCAGAGCGAAATACTTTCCAGATTGGATAGGGTTAAGATTTCAAGCCATCAAGCTTCAGTAATGATACATGCATTGAAGTTAGAGTGCAACATCGGTCGCTCCGTTCCGGCATATATGTTAATGGCAAACAATCTAAATCCAAAAATGGATGAGTTCTTTAGTATATTAGGGTACGATGAATGACGTATTCTTCAAGAAGAAAAGAAGTTGATATGAAAAAGGTAATAATGATAATAGCCGTTGCCGCCATTTTGGTAGGTTGCAAAGGTAAGGGTACAAGAGTCCAAATCTCGGATTCTGTTGACAAATTCAATGTCGAGAAATTGTTTGTTGTTGATAGTATAACAGTGTACAGGTTTTATGACCAAGGAAATGCTATCTATTTCACTAACCGGAAAGGTAGGGTAGATGCAACCCATTCTGAGTACAATCCGGTTACTCATACATACAATGACGAGGTTAACGAAACTTTATGTGAAGGAGACTAAAAAATGGAAAAGAGATTAACTAAGGAAGAGTTCCTTAAGGACTTATGGCATACTGCTAGCGAAAAGCCAAACATTAAGCAAGGAGAATGTTGCGTTACATGTTTGGTTAAGTTCAAAAACGGAAGTACGGAATTATGTGTATATTTCCGTAATCCAGAAGGATGGGTATGTGATGATATGACTCCTAAAGATTTTAAAAGATATTTTAAGGGATGGCTCTATATTGATGATTTACTTCCAAAGGAAGGAGGTAATCAATGAAATCATTTGTATTTGATGTTATGCTCAACGGAAGATTTGTTTGCACATTGAAGTATAAATATTGTGCGCTCTTCCCGATAGATTTTGAAGATTTAACAAAGTTCATCCTCAAAAAGAGACCCACTTTGAGAGGAAAGGACTATAGAATAGTGTTTTGATTATGAAAGAGTTTGAAGTTGGAGAAAGAGTAACTCTTGAAGTTACTGAGACTGATAAAGAATCTTGCAAAGGGTGCTTCTTTGATAGTAAGAAGTTTTGTGAAGTATGGCAGCTATACCCTTGTAGCATCAAAGAACGCTCAGACCATAAAAATGTAATTTTTAAAGAAGTTAAGGAGTAAAGAGATATGTTATACGAAACAAAACAGGGAAGTAACGCTTATGAATACATTAAAGGTATTCTCGATGCTGAAGAGAAAGAGTATCAAGCCTACATGAAAAGAGTGGAAGAAGCCGTAGGCTTCGAGTTTGAAAAATATCAGGGCTATCAGCCTAACAGAACTCTCACAAGAGTGTACGAGATTACCGCTATATGGGTTCTTTCTGAGCGTTACGATACGCTAGATAAGAAGGTGTGGAAGAAGATAGACGGTGTAAAATTGGAAGACGGTTACTATGTAGCTATTGCGCCTAACAAGCGTTGTAAGCAAGGCAAGGCAATAGCCTCCGTTCTTCTCTCCTATAAATCAGTTGCTAACCATTTCAAGGTAATGAAGGAACTGAATATAGAAGTCCCTCAAGTTAGCCGTTTCTCTATTACTCAGCTCCTCCGTCACAAAGACCGCATTTTCGTTTACTTTGATGACAGCATCCGAGCCGAGAAGCACAACTCTGATTTCAAGGAAATCACGATAGGTGAGTATGAGGATTTCATTAATAGCAAAGATTAAAGCGAATGGAACAGAAATATATAGTTGGTGATGTTGTTATGTATCACAACAAAATCATGGTTGTTAAAGAGCCTAGAGACGAAAGTCACTTTGACTTGTCTTGCCCTAAAGAAGGGTTAGTATATTGTCTTGTTGATGTTAATGAGATAAAGCCAGTAAGTCTTACTATTGCCATATTGGAAAAGAATGGATGGAGTAAGGGACAAATATACTTTAGGCATAGTCGTATTCCAAGAATTAAACTTTGCACAGACGGCGGTATTAGTTGGTCTGTTTCAATAAATAATGATATTATGGGAGGGTATATCAATTACGTTCACGAGTTACAGCATATCCTATTTGCTTTTAAAATCAACTTAGAAATGGAGGTGTAGGTGTATGAAGCTAGTTATCGAACCAATGAATACGCTACCTTGCCGTTTGGAGGTATTTGCCATTAATGGAAAGAATGCTAACCAGAATGATTTTGTTTATGCGTATGACCATGACATAGAGAACGCAGAGACTGATACCTGTTCTGATATGCAATTAGAGTTCAAGTTTATAACAAAGGAAATACTTGACAAATATAACATAACGGAAGAAGAATATAGGGTCATCTGCTACGAACTAAAACGTGTGCTACGAGAAGGGAAATGTGATAGTTGTTACATTACACGCATCTTAGTACAAAAATATAGGGCGTTAGCAATAATGAGAATAATAAGCATTTAACCGCCTTCGGGCATAAAAGATATTAGTATGAAAATAAGTGATTTGGTTAAAAGTTTAGAGAAAATAAAGGCAAAACACGGAGACTTGCCTATTGCTTTTGAGGTAAGTGATGATGACTGCTGTCCTATAAAGAAAATACACGTCAAAAAGATATATGACGATGATAGTACCGTTTCAGAAGCAGGTTTCTGTGATGTAAGAAACTTAGGTGATGGAGAGAAGTATTTAAACATTAGCGATATGTTAGGTGGTTAACGCCTTCGGGCATAAATAAATAGTAATATGAATGCAACAGAAGCAAAGAAGAAACTATTTGAGATTAGAAAAAATCTTATTGACGATAAGCAGAAGCATGCTATTTGGTTAGCAATCAAAGCTATTGATTATTGTATAAGATTGAGGAAAGGATATTAACAGATAGTAATATGAAAGCAAGTGAGTTGATAGAGCATTTAAAATCTTACATTGATATCACGGGTGGAGATTGTGAAATGCTTGTATTTGACAAAGCAGAAGGTGTTTCTTGTGATATTAACGAGACTACCAGTGATGGCGATTATGTGTTTCTGCACATTTCATCTGATAAATACACAACGAAGACACCAGAGTAACCAACCATCCTTTATGGGATATAAATATAAGGAATATGAAGGAATTAAGAAAGAAAACATTTAAAAATGGTGTCGTGTATTGCCTTCAATTAGAAGATGGCTTTCTAGTTGAAACTACAGACACGTTCTTACCTTATTACACCAAAGATGCAATAGGCAGACATCAAAACAAGCTTGATAACAATGAGCTTGGCGACCGTACAGAACGTTGGATGATTGGAGTATCTACAATGAGTGGGTGTCCAGTAAGATGCAAATTTTGCGCTACAGGCAACATGAAACGTTATCGCAATCTTACGGCAGAAGAAATTGTAGAGCAGGTTGAATTTGCCATCAATAAGGCAGGTGCTGACCCAAGCAAAGCAAAAGAGTTTAAAATTAACTATACTCGTATGGGCGAGCCATTTCTTAATATTGATGCCGTCAAGGAAGCTATCCGTATTATTACGGAGAAATACCCTAATACTCATCATTACGTATCAACGATTGGCATCAAGGGGAGCGATTTCTCTTTCGTTAAGGGAAATATCACATTGCAGATTAGTTTGCATTCATTTGATGATGACAAGCGAAATTGGTTGATTCCTTATAAGAACAAAATGACAATTAAGGAGTTGGGACAGATTCGCACAGAAAGCAATCTAAAGACTACAATCAATCTTACACTTGTTGACACTTCCGATTTTGATGCGGAAAAGCTGAAAAAATGGTTTGATAAGGAGCATTTCTTTGTAAAGTTATCTCCTATCAACGTGAATAACATATCAGAAAAGAATCATCTAGGAACTGGTGTAGTAGAAGGAATTAATTTAGTATGAAAAAGGGAATTTTTAGATACCGGATTATTACAAATCTGAATTGCAACATGAATGAAAGTACAGGAGTAAACGGAAATTGTTACTTCTGTTACCAAAAGTTCAAGTCACCATTGCGCTTGGATTGTGATAAGATGGAGAAAACATTGAAGAAGGTTGGCGTTCTGAAAAGAGCAACTATCATGGGAGGCGAAAGCTTGCTCAATCCAGATTTGGTAAAGATTGTAAAGATAGTCAGCAACTATACGTCAGATGGTATTTGCCTTGTTACAAATGGAATACTGCTTAATGAGGACATCATCGTAGCATTGAAAGATGCTGGATTAACTGAGGTTGCTATCAGTGTGTCTTCTATCGAGCAGTACGAAAGACGTAGAGACATGGCACTTCAGTGTAAAGAGATTATTCCAAACACAAGAATAAACATTCCTAAGTGTAAGGAAAGCTTGAATCCACAATTGTTGGAAACAATACTGGAAGATGGCTTCTATAGCATTGTTTGTGAAGATTTACAGGCTAGATATGGTGAGATAAGACTCCCAAAAGGTTCTGTAAAGGTTGGCGATGACGGGTATGGATTTTACGATTACAAGTGGAATGGTCATACATTTGGAGTATTTGGCAATTATGGGAAGTACAACCGAAGTGATATTATCGTAACTCCTCTTGGAAATTTCTGCGATTGGGAAAAGTACTGCAAGGCCGTTAAGAACAATGAACTTGTAAGAAGAAACAATCATATTGATGATGACAAAATTGTGCATTGATTTCGGAAGTGGCTATAATCCAAAAACTGGATATAAAACTTGCGATGTAACAACCCTTCCACAATTGGACTTCCTGTATGATGGAAAAGATGAGATTGTCGGACTAAGAGAAAAATCAGTAGATGTATTCTATCTAAGAAACGTTGTTCATCATATCCCAGACTTACAGAGAACCTTCACAACCTTGAAGAAGTATCTGAAGGTAGGTGGAAAGCTGGTTATCATTGACTGCAATCAAGGTCATTACAAGACAAATGTATTTCTTGACAATTTGTGGTATAGATTTGTTGGCAACAACCACGAAATCTTTATCAGTAAACAGTATAGAGATTACATCAATGTTTTGATCAAGTTAGGCTTTAAGCAATTATATTATAAATCATTTAAAGAAAAGGAGATTACTAAGTATGAATGCAATTAAGAATCAATTGGAAAAGATGGGTTACGATTATGCAGTAGCAATCGCAACAAAGGCTGAAATTGAGAATGGAGCTGCTTGTGGTCAGCTCGCTATTATTTGTGAGTAAGTAATTAATCACCCTCTCCTGTAAAAGGGAGAGGGTAAAAAGAAAAGAATATGAGATTAAGTGAATATAAAGCAGGTACTATCTTAGTTGCTAGTGATGGTAAAGTGTTTATCCATGATGGCTTTGTTAACGCTGATGGATATGGTGTGATAATTGGTGAGGATTCTGATGGAATGATTCAGAAATCCAATGGTATTGGCAATTGGATGAAGTGTCACATTAAAGGTGTTGCGACAAAAGAACAGATTCGTGGGTTCTTTGCCAAGGTTCGTAAAACACAGAAAATTATCAATTACTAAGGAGGGTAAAAAAAAGAAGAGAATATGGATTTAGTAATTACAATATTAGGTTGGATTGCATTAGGTGTTATATCTGCTTATCTGTTAGCAATAATAGGTAAAATAATCTTTGATGCTGCAACCGCTGATTATAAGTTATACAAGCATGTAAGATTGTGTCGCAAAAGATTGCTAAGACAGCGATATGAAGATTACGCTTGGCTGTTACTACAGTTAGAGAAAGATACGGAAGTTTTCAATCTTACTCATAACACAAGAGATTGGACTTTTGAAGATTGGAGAGAATTTTATCTTAAAAAAGCTAAGGAGGATAAGCAATGACTATAACAATACCAATGTGGCTACTATATGTCGTAGGAGGCATTGTAGCAATCGTATTATTATTTTGTTCGTATGTTGGAATAATTTTTCTGTGGGGTTTTTATGACCCTTTTAAAAAAAATAGAAAATGAGCAAAGATAAAGCGATAGTTCACATTAATAATGTTTCCAAGATGATTGGCTTAAAAAGAATAAAATTAAGTGAAGGCACTATAATTCATATTCAAAATGAGTTAGTCTTGGCACTTAAAGAGTTGGAGGATAGAATATGATACAAAAACAGACATGGAAGGATGAAATCAGAATTTTAATAACTGATGAAGAAAATCATGGCTCTGTTCAAATATCTATTCCATTATATGTTAGCGATATTTTCGGCAAGGCTGATGCTCTAATATACGCTCTTTGGGTTGATGTTGTTTATAGAAGAAATGGTGTTGCACAACGCCTGTTACAACTCGCAGAACAACAGGCTAAGTTAAATGGAGTGAAGACAATCGGATTGGAATTTGTTAAAGATGAATCTGATAGATTTGTTCTAGATTGGTATCTCAGTAGTGGTTATAAACCATTTGATAAGAAAAGTAATTTATTAATTAAAAAAATATAGTATTAGTTATGTCATGGTTAGCAGTAGATAAAGGTGGCTGTGAACATATTTTTGCAGAAAAACCTTGCAGAAATGAAAGTAATACATTATGGATTTGCTCTGTCGTATATTTATATGGGCAGAGGTACGCAAATACCGGTTGCTGTTACCTTCCTAAAGGAAGCATTAAGAAGCTCATCGGAAAAGAATTGTCTTGGAAAGATGAGCCTGTCGAACTTAAAGGAGAATAAGTAATGAATGAAAAGATTCAAAAATGTCAAACTTGTTATTATGATAATAGGTGTTATTGGCAAGAGTTAGCAGACCATATTCCTATGGATTGCAATGACTAAAAAAAAGAGGGATAGGAAATGAGCAAAATGAACGTCAAAAAGTCTCTTCTAGATGTTGTTAAAAGCAATAACTTAGAGATACTAAAAATAGATTTATTCAATGATTTTGAGTTGTTCGTAAGGGAAGGCACTAGGGAACGTAATGAGTATTGCAAGACTTATGCAACATTAGACGATTTGGATTTTGATGTAGAGGCTTTCTTGCTTAATGATGAAGTACGTGGAATTGTATACTGCCAAGATAAAGACACAAAAGAACCAGTGTGGATTGAACCTTGGAGTGACGAATGCTATTCTTGGTGGCAGATTAGTAGAGTTCCTGCCTTCTATAAGGATAGACTTAAAGATTTAAATATGAAAAAATATGAGTAAAGTATCGGCACTAACAATTATTGATGATATGATTGAAAACTATACTAGAATGATGAACGCAGGAAATAAGAAAGTTCTTGTAGTTCACGCTAGAAGTTTTCTAAAACTAATCAAGCAAGAGTTAGAACTTAAAGAAGAATAGTTATGGAAAGAATATTCGAAGTAAATATTAGAGTTACTATTGATTCTAAGTGCAATGATAGTGACGATAATATTATAGAAGAACTTATGTATGGAGCAGATAAATATTTCTATCCATATTGTTGTAATAATGAACATATAGAGCATACTAATAGTACTGCTCATAAATTAAATAAAAAATGAAAAGTATGCACGAAGAATTTATAGGAGCAGGAGTAGCTAACTTGTTTATTGAACGAATGAAGTTAGAAGGATGGTTGCCAATTAAAGAGTATTTCAAGATGAAAAAACTTGGAATTGAGCTTGATTGGGTAATGGTTCTTACTATGGAGAATGATGGATTTATCGCAATACCAATGGTAGCAGAATATCGTGTTCCACATAAAGATAGTGGGCGAAAATCTGGTTGGTATAAAGACGAGATTGATAATCCAAACAGGAGAATTGATGATTGGACTAATGTAATTATGTTCAAGCTTATAGATAAGCCTTATGTTGACGGAATAAGAGATTCTATTCTTGACAAATATAAAGAGGCTGAAGGTATTACAGATACTCATGCTTATAATTTGTCTTTCAATGAGGCGGTTATTAAACAATGTAAGGGAATTAAATGATTTTAGCGTATGAAATTAGAAAATATCAAATTCAAGGCCAAGCGTCTTGACAATAACACTTGGGTAGAAGGTTACTTCTGTGTTGAATGTGGTAACACTTACATCATCGAGGATAGGCAGAGTGAATCAATGCTTAATAGAAACGAGGCACATCAGGTTGACCCTTCAACAGTCTGTATGTTCACAGGACTGACAGACTGCAAGGGAAGAGAAGTTTGGGAAGGAGATATTCTACAGGATGTTGATGATGACAATATTAAGTATGTTGTTACTTTTGGTGAAGGCGCATTCTTTGCGCGAAAGGTAGGTCTATATACAGGTATTCCTCTTCACGAATGTGTAGGTAGTTTGGGTAATGATGTAATAACTTATGCAAAAGTTGTTGGTAATAAATTCGATAAAGAGAAGTAGCGTATGAATATAGCAATTTTATATCTTAGTATGAGTTTTATCTACATCTTGCTTGTTTGTTTGGATGGAGAAGATGTCAAACCAAAATGGAAACAATGGCTAGCTGACCAACTAGGCATCAAACCAAAGATAGAGGTTAGATACATAAAGCCACAAGTTATGAAGCTTCGTTCAAGAGTTACAATGTCAAATTTTGAAATGCAATACTATTGCCGTGACAAATCTGGCATGGAGCAAATGAAGAGAAGAGCAATAGAAAGTGTGTATGATGAAATTCTTAAGGGAATGAAGGAAAATGGATTGGTTTCCATTTCGCAATATAAAGACATCTATACAAATAGCACAATTTACGAGGGGACATGTAGTATTTATAAAAACAAGTAGTATATGAAGATAAGACAAGCTAAGAAAATCTTGAATATGATGGCGAAAGGAACGGACACACGTTACTTCGATTCAAAATATACATTCAAGAAAGAGAGTAGATTCATTCCTAGATTAAAGAATCTCTATCAGAAAGCAACTATCAGATGGAATAAGGTAAATATGCCGAGTGCTAACGTTAGTTTGTTTCGTTCAATTTTGAGAACTTCAAAGGAATGCGGTCGTTGTAAACATTTCAATGGTATGTTTGCAGGAAGATGTACTAAACTACATAAGTATGTTGAAAGCAGCGATTGGTGTCATGGAACGTTTTTCCATAGAAAGTGAGGTTGACATGAAAATAAGACAAGCTAAGAAGATAATGAAGAAAGTCTATAAAACCCGATATTGGGCTTATAGGCAAGGCTATTATTGCGGCAAGAAGGATGCTGGAAAGCTAGCCGGAGACCATCGTTTGTTAAAGGCTATGCGTCTTACAAAGAAGTGGAAAAGCCGCAAGATACGAAACGAAGCGAATAAAATGTTGAAGAAAAATCCGTTAAAACCGAGAGAACTTCAACGTAGTGCTTTAAGATTGAAAAGATATGGATGTAGCAAAGCTTAATCAGGAAATTTTAGGCGTAGATTTGGAATACAAAAACGTCTATATTGATGCGGAGAACACAAGAATGATACGTGCCAAATTACCTGATGGGTATTGCGATTTGGTTCGCACAGATGTGTGGAATGGTCGTGTGAATCATCCGGAAGAGCATGATATTGTAAAATATACGGCAATCTCTTGGTATAGAGAAGAATTTGTCGGTGGAGTTGATTTAGGTCGCAACTATATGAATGCTAAATATAAGTTCTTCGAGTTGGTTGTGAATAAAAAATATATTTTGGAAATAAAACATATGAAAAATGGAAATTAAGGATAATAAGTTAGTTCTAGATATTCCTAAAGGAATGGAAGTGGACATTGAAAAAAGTGACTTGAAAGCTGGTGTTATTAAGTTTAGAAAGAAGAAAATCTGCTATGCGGATGTCTTATCTACTTTAGCTTATAAAGATGTTTATCCTGCAGACATTAAAGTTCCTGAAATGATTGCTGGAAAGATAATCGCATTAGCTAGATTAATGACTATAGCTAAGTACTATAATGGAGATTGGAAACCGGACTGGAATTCTAAAGAATATAAGCATAATATCATGCGAACCAGCGAATATGGTATTACTTCTTGTGGTAATTATAACGAAGGTGCAATTTACTTCAAGAACAAAGAAGATGCCCAAGCCGTTATTGATAATCCGAATTTCAGAAGCATTCTTGATGCAATCTATAAGGACTAAGGCTTATGAAGGAAATGTTCTTTAAGAGTGTAAAGTTCCGTGAAGTTCAGCATTTGGCATTCTCGGATGAATATATAACTGCATACGTATCGGTGAACCATGTTCCTAAGATACACCTAAGTGTTAATACACCTCGTGACGAATATGGGCTTGTGAAAGGCAAACCAAAGCGTTACTTTAGAATGGGGTTTGGAAAATGGCTCACCGAACGAGCGTTTGAGAAGAAATATTTTAGTGAAGAATAAAAATATGGAGAATAAGGACAAAATAATCAATGAGTTTCTGAATAGTTTGTGGCATGATGCAAGTGAGACTCCAGACTTGGATAGACGCATTTTGTATGAGTATAAGCCTAATGGTGTGATAAATCCACAAACACATATCAGAGAGGCTACATATGAAAAGATACATTGGAAGGAATGCGGTTATAAGCCGATAAATCCAGAGCGGATTATTACTCGTTGGCTCTATGTGGATGAATTGTGTCCCAAGAAAGGAGGTGAAAAATGATAGACATAAAGAAGAAAGTCCAAGCAGCTAAAGATTACGCAAGCAAAAGCTATCGTGTAATCAGAAAGGTTAGCAAAAACGGCTTTATGGTTCAAAGAGATAAAAATGCCGATAAGCATTTCTTGGATGGCATTGATTGGGCAGAGAAAGAGATATTCAAAGATTTGCTTCACCCTGCTAGCGAAGTTCCTCGAAATGATAACGGAAAGGTTCTTGCATTCTCAAAAGAAATCGGTTATAGAAAGCTCTACGATATGAACGATGAGCTTGATAAAACCACTTGCGATACATATAAAGAAATGTGGGAAGAGCAAGTCTATATGTTCCATTTGTCTGATTGGATATTCGTAGATGAGTTGTTTGACTTAATTATCAAAGGAGGTGAATGCAAATGACCGATGCAGAATTTAATAAGTTTGTGCTTATACTAGAGAATGAAGCGTTTCGGTTTGCAAGAAGTCAAAACGTATTAAAGGAACATCGAGGGGTGATAGAGCAGTCTTTCAAGATAGGAGGGATGTTCATCCTTCGAGAGTTGGAAAAGTATTTTAATCAAAATAAGTAAGCGTATGATATTATATGAGAATCAATGTTTTGAGCTTTTAAAAGCTTTGTGTTATAGTGTCCCACAGAATCCAAATGTCGGTAGGTTTGAGATTGCAAACGTGATACTTGACACATTACAAAAAATAAAAGATGCTGATTAACAGCTTTCGGGCACAAATTTAAAGATAATGACAAAGGAAGAAATATTGGAAAAGGCATCTGATTTTGAGGATGAAGATGAGTTTGTGAAGTGTGATAGATTGCCGTTCACTGAAGAATTGTGGCTTTTACATCAGCTAGTGTATATTGGCTTGTCTTGTACCTATACAGGTCGTGGTTATATAATAGAGAAACTTAAAGATTAGTAAAATGGAAGCAAATGATTATTTGAAAGCCATGCAAGCTATGGACGAATTGGATAGACTTGTAACTAGTGTTTATCCGGATAAGTTCAAGTTGGTCTGCAAGAAGCATGGAATAGATGAATGCGAGGCGATGAACATGTATTCGTACTTGCAAAAGATGCATAAAGGTCAGTCTTGGTTAGTTAGATACAAGCCATTGGAATATCTAGAGCGTGTATTAACACTAGCCAAAGAAGCTTATGCGTCTTACATGAACAACGGCTTGATTCTAAGTATGGTCAATTTTGGTGATAAGTACACAAGAATACTTGTAATATTTGAGAAAGATGGCGTAAGAAGCCAACAAGAATTTGACCTTAGAGAGCAAAGAACATATGTTGATATAGCGGACTTTATTGGAAATGGTTACTCCATCGTATCTGTTATCCGTCAGTCTGACAATGTTGATAGCGAAAAATTTGTTGGAGAAAAGGATGAGCGAAGTCATAGTATTCCTATTTACGATGGTGATGTAATGCTTTGTTACGTGAATAAACCGGAATTTTGGAGTTCCGATTGGCGTAATAGCGGACTTTATATTTGTGAGAACGGCTCATATCATAGATTGCTATACACTCCGAATAAGGGGTACGTAAGACATGGAGAGCCTGATGTAGATGAAGACTTCACCCTGGATATTGGGGAAGAATCCTTCAATAGTTATGTTATGACTTTAAGCCAGTCTTGGTATAAGTTGGGTAATGTTCATGCAGGTATAGGCTTTTTGAAGGAGAAAGAATAGAAGTGTTAAAGGAGAGGAATATCATTTCCCCTCCTTTGCCTTAATCTCCAGCTCGATAGGCTTGCCGCAATGGGGGCAGATGATAGCCGGAGATTGCGGAACGGATGGCTGCTCTGGTTGTAGTTCCTTTGGTGTCTCCTTGTAGAATAGCCTCCAATAGGCACATCTAATATTTCGGCAATACGTACCAATGCTTCAAACGATGGGTTCGCTTTATTAAAAGTCCTAAAATCAAGTATAAGTATTGTTATTATTTAAGCAAATCTTTTGTTATCTAAAGAATTTTTCTTATCTTTGCATACATAAAGTGAGTCACACAAAAAACTGAAAAATTATGGAAATTGACAAAAACAAAGTGTATTATTCAAAGGAAGGCTTTGCCTTTCATGTAGTGAAGTATAATGCAAAAAGTAATTATTGTGTATGCTTTGCTTACGAGCAAGGGTTTATGCAAAGTATTCTGATAACCGAGTTAGATAATTTCCCATCTTTTAAGCTGTATGGAAAAGCTTATTTCGATGTAAATGTGATAGAAGAATATGATAAGAAAAGAAAGTCTTTGGCATTTAGAACATGGAGTAGTATATTACACCGAGTTGGGGAATTTAGTTATAAAAATGTTGATGTTTGTAAGGAATGGTTATTATTCTCACGTTTTGAGATTTTTCATAATAAATGGTATAAAAAAGGATTTGTGATAGATAAAGATTTACTATCTGGAGAGGATAAGATTTATTCTCCTAATACTTGCACTTACATGCCGGGTTATTTAAACAATTCTATTAGTTCAGAATTTAATAACCATCTTTATTCTTTTAGTTACTCGAAAGGTCAATATAGTTTTGTTATAGCGGAAGTAAAGACAAGAGTTTGGGCAAAGACTTTAAAGGACATAATTCATAAGTTTGCTGTATACAGGTGTATGCGTGTGCGGACTTATTATAATACTTGTTGTAAAGACTTACGTCCAGAGGCAAGGGAAAAAATTAATAAGGTGTATCAAGTGGAATATTTGGAGAGGCACATAAAGGAACACTTAAAGGAGGATTAATCCTCCTTAAGTTGATTCCCATATTAATAGGTCTACCCCAAAGAAGACAAGCTAACTTGGTTGGCACTATTTCATATTTGAAGAAGTTTCCAGCTTATCAACAATAGAACGAAGTTCTTGCAAGGAAGACGCTACAAATGTATCTCCATTTTCTGAGCGGACAAATGCACAGAAGTTAAACCTAGGTGAACACTCGTAGTAGATGTCTTCTGGGTCAACAAACAATTGCCAAGTTGGAACACCAAGAAGTTGTGCCATTTCTTCCAACCTCGCTTTTGTAGGGTTGCCATTGATAATGTTAGGGATACTTTGCTTGGTTATCCCTAACATCTTAGCAAAAGTAGTCTTTGTGATGCCTTTTTGCTTTAATATTTCTTCTAGTCTATACATATTATATATATATTAAATGATTGTACGAACTTATTCGTTTGCAAAGGTACGATTAAATTACGAAAGTAAGAAGAAAATATTACTAATAAATGTGAATAAACATGATGGTTTGAATATATTCGTACTAACGAAGGTTAAATATAAGAAGATTTTCATACTTTCTCTTGGTAATATGAGAAGATATTCGTACCTTTGCAATGTCTTTAAGAGATAAAGGCTTTAAAGTTTAACTATTAATTGCTGCTATGCAGCCGAGTCGGCACTCGTAAAACGGTTTGAGGATATGACTACTTCAATTAAGAACAAGATGAGAAAGGTAATGCAGTTAGCACATAGAGCCTATCAGTTGAAATCAAGTTCAATGTCTTGGGTTGAGTGCTTGAAACAGGCTTGGCAGGTTGTAAAGCTTGAGTCAGCGATGAAGACCAAGGTAGTAGAGTTCTTCTTTATGAAGATGAATGGTGAGGTAAGACAAGCCTTTGGTACTCTCCTTCAGAGCCACATTGACTATACTCCAAATGGTACAGGGCATGCAGCATCAAGAGATTGCATCCGCTATTGGGATGAAGCAAAGGGCGCATGGAGACAATTCAAGGCTTACAACTTCTTGCGAGTTGCATAAAGATATATTCACGTTCTAAGGTGTTTGGCGAGGCTTAATAGGGGGTGTGCCTTTAAACACCCCTTTAGTTTAGGACTTTTAAAGTATTTGAGATATGGAGACAATTGCTAAGTGTTTGAAAGAAGTGTTCTACAAAGGGCATCATATTACCAAGGTGGAGGACGTATTCGGTCAGGTTGCCGTTCGCATTGATAATGTTGTTGAACCAGACTATGCTAGCATAGCCGATGCAAAACGAGTAATCAATGGTAAAGCCCCTAAGTGGTTTAATGATGGCTATATGTGGGACGAAGCCAGCAAGAAGGTCGTAAAAGACCCTAACGCTTTCCGATGGGAGGAGTAAGAAAAGATAAGGTAAAGAACTTAATACAATTGATTATGGAAAAGTTTAATGATGGCAATTATGTATTCGAGATAACAAACGAGTTTCCGGATGGCTATGAGATTTGGGCGATTGGTCGAAGAAATTTCAAGCACAAAGGCTACGTACCATTGTGTGAGGTCGATGAGAGCCGCTACGTCAAAAGAGATACCTTGAAGGCTTTGAAAGTCAAGGATGAAGCATTAGCTTTGACTTTGCTCTATGAAGCCGTTAAACGAGGTGTTAATAAGAAGAAGTATAACAAAATGATTAATGCATAAGAAAATGGATGAGAATTTTCTGAATGTGCTCTATATCGAGCATACAGATAAAATAGGCGTTCTAAAGGACGATAAGGAAGAAAGGGTATCAATTATCCTTGGGACGGACAAAACGCTTGTAGAACGCAAAAGAGAGGGCAAAACGTACCTTCTTGTACCATTGACAAAGAACCATACTTTCAAGTGCAATGGCGATAGCTTGGAGGTTGATGGCAAGATTATCCCTAGCAAGGTATTTTTCCGCAAGGATGCTTGCCAATGGATTGAGATTGATGAAGAAACATTATCTAAGGTTGCGTAATAAATAAGGAGTTTAAGCTATGAAAGTATATGTAGTAATTTCTTCATAACAACATGGATTAGGTGAAGCTGTAGAAACTGATGCAGAAGTCTTCGATACCAGAGATAAGGCTAGAAAGGCGATAAGGCACAAAGGAATGAACACTTTGGAGAATTACAAGCGAGTTTTGAATTGCGATGATTATCTATACAATATCTCAGATTCTTTCTTTCATATCTCAGACAGCGAAGGAGAGACGTGGGATAATTTTGATATTGTAGAACGAGAAGTAAAGTAATAAGACTATGGATATTAAGATTATCAAAGACATCTTAGATGATGCAAAGGAGTGCGGTTGCATTGCAGGAATTTCACTCTCTAATGGGCAGTTACCTCATGCAAACTTTAGCAAATCAAAGTTATTTGATTTTACTGCCGATGTTCTTTATAACAAAAAAAAGCATTTGATAACTATACTTGGTGAGAACGGAAACAGAGATTACATTGATAGTGACTCTATCATACGTATCTTTATTAGAGAAGGTGTTTAACAATTAATTATAGGAGAATATGGATGCAGGTCATGTGAATGTGATATTAGGCGAAGCCGAGGACAAAGGTCTTAGAGGAAGTATCAACTTGGTAGGTGGAGCAAAAATAAGTTTCGACTTCAATAGTGTTGGTGGTGAAACCTCTTTCAATTGCAATACAAAGAACAGAACACTTATGATTGGAAGTGGAAGTACAGTAGTGTTTACACGTAAATATATTGATTGTAGCTCTATCCAGTATATTGAAGTGTTTGAACGTACAAACTAATTATAGGAGACAAGAATATGAATGTACTAGACTATTATGAGGTTGTCACCTCAAAGATTTTCAAGTTGGAAAGCATGAACGAGGGGCTTGTATTGATAGCACCGGAGCAGGAGGTGGATGGAGTCCGTTCCTTGATGGTGGGATTATATGTGCCAGAGCATGAACGATACAAGATGTATACTTTCCGTTCCTCTATGAACGAGGGTGAACTAAGTGACAAGTACAAGGCAATGGTCTGCACGATGGATGTTCTTAAACCGGATTGGGATAGAATAAGAAAGAAAAGACGGAAGAGGTTCTAACCTCTTACCGTCTGTAGGATGCAAGCTATTTCAAGATTATTTTTAGAAAACATGAAAATAAATTAGAGTTTCCTTGTATTTCTCGAAGGTTTTTGTTACCTTTGCGGATGCAAATAATAAAACAATGAGCTTATGAAAGTATTATCAATTCGTCAGCCGTATGCTTGGTTAATTGCTATCGGCTGCAAGACCATTGAGAACAGAACATGGAATAGAAAGTTCCGTGGTCGTTTCCTTATTCATGCTAGCCAAGCCAAACCCGAAAAACTTGACGGATGGCAGGAGAGCGCAATGAAGAAATATTGCCAAGAGCATGGTATTGTTATTCCAGACTTCAAAGACTTGCCAACGTCAGCCATTATCGGCAGCGTAGAGTTGGATGATATTCAATTCCATGAGGCTTATCCGGATGCATTTGCTGAAGATTTCCAATATCATTGGTTCTTGAAGAATGCTAAATTGTTCGATAAGCCGATTAGAAACGTCAAAGGCAAGTTATTCCTCTGGGATTATGAGTATAATGAAGCCGAAATGTAAAATAACAATACTTCTGTAATAAAAATACAAGTTATTGAAAATTAGCGCAAAAGTGTTTGTTCTCCGATGGGTTAGATAAGATGTAAATGTAAAAATAAAGAAAGCCTCAACCTCTAACGAGATTGGGGCTTTTACAGTTGTCCTAGTGTGTCTCACCATTATTATTTCGTTCAATCAAAGGTAAGATACCTTTCTCCTTTAGGAACTCATAGAGAAAGAAACGCCCTTTTTGAGTCCATTTCGTGTTGTATTTGATGGTTTGTTTTCCATCATTGTGCGTAATGGTCACTGGCTCGCTATTCACATATCCCTTATCCAAATATTGGCGGTACAAGACCCATTGGTCAGAAACCTTGTGCTGGATACCATGCTCATGCAACAATTTGTTGAATGCTTGCGGACTCATTCCGTAATCCTGCGCCATTGATGTAATCACGCTTGTGCTCTTGTTCTTCATCATCACATCGAAGTAAGTAGTCTTAGGCTTCATTGTTGTAATCTGTGCGCTCAGTCCGACAATCTCCTGCGATGCCTTGGCAAGTTCCTCTCTCTGTTGCTTGTTCTCCAAGGTCAGCACTTGGTTCTTCTCGAACTGGTCAGCCCAAGCTCTCGCTGCTATAGCCGGATTGGTGAAATCGGGCAAAGATGGAACACTCTGCATTCTTACCTTTTTCTCAACCTCAATGAAGTACTTGCGAATCATCCTACCTTTCTCATTGTTCTCAATCATACACAACTCCTTCGCCATGTCTAAAGATAGGGCGTACTCCTTGCTTGGTCTGCCACCTTTTGAGTTTTTAAGATTTTCCTTAAAAACCTCATAGTCTTGATTTTCAACGAATCCGTACTTTTCAATACGCTCTTGAATCCAATTCGCAAATTGATACTTGCTACCTAACTTTTGGTGCAGCTCTCTTGCATTGATGGCTTGCTTACCATCACGTTCTTCTACCTTGATGAGTTCAAAGCCTTCAACCTTGATTTTCTCACTTTGATTTACGAATGCTCCCAGCATGGGTGCATCATTCAAATTCTTTTCTAAAAGATCTTTCATATTAAACAATTTAAATATTATAAGTATGGTTTCTTGCAAATAGGAAAGCCCCGTCCACCATGTTGTGAGAGAGGATGGACAGGGCTTGTTTCGCCTACCCACAAATGTAACGGAATGGGCTTGACGAAATATGACTCCACGCTTGGAGCTTATAACCATTTGTTTAATATGTCTTCTTTATTCGTCAGTCGTGTCCGTTACTTCACAACCATTATTACTTTCGGCTGCAAAGTTAATGCTATTTTCTTTAACTTGCAAACACTTTAGTGTTTTGTTTAAAACATTAACGTTTGTTTTACTTTGGAGGACTTCTGTCCTCGCCAGCACGACCAACTATTTCGGCACGATGCTGCACATTACTTCTTCTTTCCATTGCTCACGAAATTTAATAGTTAAACTTCAAAGATAATGTGCAGTTGTTTCGGTGTGCCTCACGAAATCTATTACAAATCACACTCGTATGAGTATTGCTTTTTCAGCTTGTTCAATGCATTCTCGGTAACGTAGTAGATGTTATCGAAATATTCGCTTTTCTTGATGCTTCGGCTTTCTTTCAGCTCTACCTTGTGATTGAATGTCACTTCGTAGCGGTTTGCGATGCTTGTAATCAAGAAATCAACCTCACGTTTATGTCTGTCCAGATCGGTCTCTTTATACTCACCACGCTTGATAAATGCGTCCTTGTTCGTCTCTTCGATGGTAGCAACCATGTTGCCTTGCATCACTATAATCTTTGCGCTCATATCTAGTTTCTTTTTAATCGTTAATAACCTTGTTAAGCAACTCTAATCAAGTTGTAGTTCTTGAATTGTCTCCATTCTCCCTTGACCTCATCCCAATACTTGGTGCAGTCCTTGCAAGCGTAACCCTTGCCGTTTGGAGTGTAGTCAATGTGACTCTCCATCAATGTGCCGAAAGCCTGACGAATCTCACCATTCATTTTCTGAAAATAGAACTCAACGACCTGCTTCTTCATGCGAGCCTTCAGCTTGATTACCTGCCAAGCTTGCTTCAAGCATTCTGTCCAACTCATGTAAGCACCCTTAAGCTGAAATGCTCTGTGAGCCATATTCATCACTTCTCTCATCATATTCTTAAATGTAGTAGCCATAATCTTTCAATTTTAAACGTTAAACTTAAATTACTTACTTTGTAAGTCCGATGCTCTCACGCAAGAAGCTCTTGGCCTCATCGTTGTTCATATTGAGCTTAGTTGTTATCATATTCAACATTCTATCAACGTCCTTTTGGGTGTTTATCCTGTTGCTTACGAACTCTATCATAACGAACTTCTGAATCAAGTTTCTTCTTATCATTGAAGTAGTCATATTGCTATACCGTTTTACGAGTGCCGACTCGGAGGTGCAACCTCAGCTAAATTAATAAT